ACCTATAACGAAAAACCCTAAGTTGTCACACGCGCGACAGTTTAGCTCTTGACAATTTAAGACAATGCCACACATGCAGTCAACCGAATGCATGTGTTGCCCGTTGTAAGGGCCCAAACCAAAGGAGTAAAAGACTATGACAGACGAGCAAACCCTGATTCAATTTATACGCAATCACGCAAATGCCCACTATGAATCCGGCTGGAGCACCATTGTCGAATGCTGGGAGGATGGAGACATTCTCGAGGCGCTAAGCGAAAACGATTTCGACTTGCCTAAAACAATGCAATCCATTAAGTCTTATTTAGAAGTAATCGACGACCGCGACAGCGACGCCCACAATTCTGTTTTTTAACTCACCCGAAAGGTAACACTATGAGACACACACGCGCTGAGAGAATCCGCCGATTCTTTTACATTCACACCGACGCCGCCGTGGCCGCCATGCTGGCCGCTGGTGTGCTGGTTGAGCTCATATGCTGGGCCATGCTGCCCGCGCCTATCTGCTATTTCGCATTACTTGCAGCCTTTGTGCTGGCCTTTGGCGCCAGCTGCTTATTCTCCACCGCCTACCGGCAAGCACGCCGCATGGACACTTGGCCATTTTGAAAGGTAACCAATGACAAACCAGCAACAAATACGCGCCGCCTTTTGGGCTGCATTCCCTAACCTACCGCGCCGCCGCTATCGCTACAGCTGGAGCCGGTCCGACAAAACCGCCGAGCTGGTTTTCCCAATAGACACCCGCTGCGCCTTTGTTGATTATGTCGACCAGCTGCAGCGCGCCGGTGAGATATCCGAGGCCCTCGCAAACCGCGCCACCCTTTGAAAGACTAACCAATGAAACACGACAAATACCGCACCAACTACACGCCAGAGCAAACGACGCCCCCCGATGCTGGGGGATGGTCCGCGCTGCTGGGCGCTTGCTTTTTCGTTTGTTCAATCGCTGCCATATTGGCAATTTTTAAGGGGTAAATTATGGGCTGGACTAGTTACGACATTGACCGCGCTATGACCACTGATCAAGCGCTGCGCGCAGAGATGACACAACAAGGGACCGACGGCGCAAGCTGGGAGGTTATCGACTCCGCGACTGTAGGCGCCACATGGTATGCAATCATGCGCCGCACACTACCAACCGGCGAGGCCTTTCACTATGGGCTTGTATGCCTTACAGAGCGCCGCAACTTCGGCCCTTCAACAGAATTCAGCTACAAAGATATGACCGAAGGTTGTGGGCCGTTTTACTACGATGCACCCTTACGCCTGATAAACAAGCTGGACCAGCTCGCGCCTAATCCATCACCGGCCGCCGCCGAATGGCGCGCCAAATGCCGAGAGACACGCGCCGCAAAGGCCGCAAAAGAACGCACCAAACGCGAGACGCGCGCTCAGCTGGCCAAATACATTTCCGCACAATTCAAAGGGGCCGCACATGCCAACGCTACTAATTAACCAAAGCGCCAACAAAAAAACCGGCCCGCTGCCGGTGACTTATTCCGAGCGCAGCACATGCCCGCCCAGCTGCCCACACTACGGCGCCGACTGCTATGCCGAGGCATTTCACACGCGCCTAGCTTGGGAGCGCGCCGCCACCGATGGCCGAAGTATTGCCGAGGTTGCCCGCTGGGTTGCTGCCATGCCAGAAGGCCAATTGTGGCGCCATGCTGTAGCCGGTGACTTATGGGGCAAAGGGGAGAAAATCGACGCCGCCGCACTGGGTGAAGTAGTCCGCGCTAATTTGGGCCGCCGCGGATTTACCTACACCCACAAAAAGAGCGCGCAAGCTGTTAAGTGGATCCGCCACGCCAATGCTTGGGGGTTTACTGTAAATTTATCGGCCGATGATGCTGGAGAGGCCGACAAGCTGGCCGAGCTGGCTGCCGGTCCGGTTGTCTGTATTGTTCCAGCTGATACGCCCGAGCACACCACCACGCCCGCGGGCCGGCCTATTGTTGTCTGCCCAGCACAAACGCGCGAGTACATGACCTGTGCTGTGTGCCAACTTTGCCAAAAGCCGGACCGCCGTTCTATTGTGGGTTTCCGCGCCCATGGACCAAAGGCCAAAGCCACCGACGCCCGCGCGCGCCGAGTAATTCCAATTCTGAAAGGGTAAGACATGACAAACGAAGAAATTATCGACTTATACCAGCGCAAGCTAAATATGACGCTGGCCGAGCTGGCCCGCATTACTGGGAAAACAATCCCGCAACTTAAAAAAATATTAATGGGGTGAAACATGATCAAACGAATAACCGCAAAATTTCACGGCCGCGACGCTATCACCGGCGCGCCTATCCGCAAAGGTGACGATATCCAATATTGCACCGACACGCGCCGCGCTTGGCTGGCCGAGCACGACGACTGCCAGCACGACGATCAAGGCGCCTACATCACACCCACACAATACCGGTCCGATATTTTTAAGCTGGGCGGCCGCGAGTTTTATCGCAACAAAGCCGGCCGTTGTATCGATGCGCCCTGTTGTGGCTGCTGCAATATTTAAGGGGCTGCACATGATCGAATTCTGTAACACGCCGCGCACCATGGCCGAAATACTGGCCGAGGGTTTCACGCGCGATCAGGTATACGGGGCCGTAAAACGCGGCGCCCTACTAAACACGAACCGACGCGACGCATGGGGCCGCACCCAGCACGGCGCCGGCTTATTTGTAAACCCAAACCCGCCGGCAGCATATGACGCGCGCGAGCTGGTCCAAGCTTGGGGCCGCGCATGAAACACACCGAGAGCGAATATATAAACGCCGGCCACGCCTACGAGCTGGGCCGCAAAGCTGGGGAAACCCTTCGCGCGATGCTGGAGGCTGAAACGCCCGAAGACCGCGCCGAGGGCCGCCGGTTGATCGAACAGGGCCGCCGAGAGGCGCGCCAATAAGCCACCAGCACGAGGCTAATTTTTAAAAAGGAAAAGCATGATATTAAACACACCCGACCAAATCCAAGCATTCCGGCGCTTGACGCTATTGAAAGGCTTACAGCTCGAGGCTGAAGGCTATCAAGTAAAGCGGCCGCCGAGTTGCTACACAGTAATAAAAAAAGAGTTCAAGCTTAAAGGCAATAAAGCCAAAGTATTGGACCAGTTCACAAAGATAGTCAACAACTTAAAGGAATCATCAACATGAAAACATTCAAAATATTAGCGTCATCGATCAGCTATTACACGCTGGAGCTCGAGGCGGAAACCGAGCAAGAAGCTTTTTTACTGGCTAAGGAGGCCGACGGCAGCGACTTCGAGCGCGACGGCGAAGGTGATTGGGTTATTGTTAATGTAGAGGAGGCAGTATGAGTAATTACCCAAAAGAATACGATTTAGATCAGTTAAGTAATCAATATTTGATTGAGGCATTTTCGGATGCGGAAAGCCCCGCAGAACTTTATAGACAAGTTTACAAATACAGCTCATGCGGCGCATATCTTAGCGTCACTATTGAATACACCAAGGTTTCAGGCACTTGCTTTGATGACTACCATGAAGAAATAGAACAAAAAACTTTAGGCGGCGATGATTTATCTTTACTGGGCACATGGAAAGACATGGATGAGCGAGGTGAGCTGGTTGTGTCTTTTACTGTCGGAAGTATTGTTGAGGGCGTTGACTATGGCACAGACGATATTGAAGTTAAGGCTAATCAACTAGAGGAAGAGCCAAAAGAATTTCGCAATCGGTTTGATGCTGCCTTGAAAGAAGTAGAGCAAGAAGCGGAGTCTATTTGGAACGAGACACACGGATGCGAGTCTTGCCAAGCATATTGGACCGACCAAGGACTAGATATCGATGATAGCGGCGGGATTGTTCCCGTGTATCAGTATTGCCCTGACTGCAAGGGTCAAGGCGCAAGTTTTTAAAAAGGAAACACCATGAAACAAGAAGAACGCAAAGCTTTTGCCGAGGCATACGCTAACCATTGGGTTATTGTTAATGTGGAGGTGGCAGCATGAGCACGGAACAAAACACCCTCACCCACATACAAGAGATTTATTTTGATGTATGCGACCAGCTGGACTACCAGTCCTACGAAGATATGGGCTACAAAAATAAACGCGAGATGCTGCAAGAGTTCAAGTGGAAACTCGAGCGCATAGAGGCAGACTTTAAACAACTAATGAAAGAAACAGCATGAACATCGATGACGCACTAAAGATTGTATGGGAGGCTTTGCACGGATTCCGTGAAGACTGTATTCCAGAAGGCGATCTTCACTATGACGAACAATGGGACGATATTTGTACCGCGATGGCAGCATTACAGGAAACTTTAAACAAGGAGATAACACCATGACTAACGAAGAAATCAAAGCTTTTGTAAACGCATATTCCAACAATGTAGCGTCACTATCAGATGACCTAGTGGAAGACTTTGTGCGACGCTATGAAACCGGCGAAGATATAGATTATTCATGCGAACATACCGGCGTTATGGACGCGCTGGGCATGTGGCACGATGCTATTAAGTGGAAGTTAACTCAACTAAAAGAATTAACTTAACATTAAATCCAGTAGTACTAAAGTAAGGTTGTTGTTACACTGTAACAAGAAACCCGCGCAAGGATTCGGCGACCGCGGCGGTCCCAATCCTCTGCTCGGCGTCGTTGAAGTCCTCGCCCTTCTCGCCAAGCCAATAGCATGAGGCTATTTTCTCGGCACTCCGTATGCCCATCTCATCATGATCCGCAATGACTAAAGGTTGCTCCAAGCTTGAGGCTATTTCTACCATGTTGGCAGCCGAGAAGCAGATATGGATGGTGTATCGCTCTCTCAAATGCTTTAGCGCGCGCCTGACAGACATGCCGGTAGCCACCCCTTCGCACACAATGTCCCGCCCTTTGTTGTCGATCTTGAGGCTAGCACCCTTAGTGATTTGTCCCGCGAGAAACTTCTTAACACCATCTGGATCGATTAACTGGCAACCTACTAGCAGATTACCAATACGCATCGGGATCACCAGCAAGTCTTTCCATACTGAAAAGCTCGCATCGAATCCTTTGCGAATCATGTACGCATGAGGCTGTTTGGTTGTGCTGCCGACAATGTAGGCGGCCTTGCGTTTGGCTTGATCCTGTCGCTCGAGGCGTTCTTTGTGCATCCGCTGGCGGTTGGCCGCGGCGTTTGGGTCCGGAGCATAAGGCGTATCGGACTTGTAGATCACATGCTTATCGTGGACCGCGAAGTTAATTACCGCCCCAGTATGTCCGTCAAAAATGTAAGCGCCGTTCCTCTTCTTTGGGTGGTCTACTGTTCCAACCCTGATCCATTTGTTGAGCTCGAGGCCATCAATCAGAAGGCCGTGCTTTATGGCAAACCGCTCAAACTCCATCGTCTTGCTCCAACTTAATCACCATCTCAGCAAACTGTTTCAAGCCCACCAAATCCCCGTCCAGCACATGATCATCGAATACAAACTTATGCTGTTTGATGTCAAATACAAACTTAGTAAGCACCAGTATCCCGCACTCATGCGCCAGCTCGGCCAACTCTTCGTTCGTCATCTCAGCTACCTTCATGGTTTTGCCTGTGATTTTGACCATGCTATGTACCTCGATTTAATAAAGTTTGCAGTTGTTAACGACGTAGGGCGCGTGGTTTTATGAAGTCCATTGGGGAAGTGTCCATACTTTTCTTTGTATTTATGAGCGGCCCAGCCTTCTTTGTAGTTTCGTTCTTTAGCGTAATGCAGCAGTTCGGAATAGAAGTCTTGATTGCCACTAATGATCTTCTTGTTGACGCCGCCCAGCTCCTCTAAAACCCCTGGGACTACATTTAATATCTTGAGGGGTTTCTCATGCCCGCACTCACCGCAGACATTGGATGGCCATATCCATAAAGCCTTACACGCTGGGCACTTGGCTTCTTTCTTTTCTTTCTCGTCAGGTTCTTTTTTGGTTGTCTCGCCACTATCGTTGAGCTCGGTAACACCCTCGTCGTATAACTTATCCCACTCCTTTCTAAATCTAAGATAGTTACCAGAGTGATCCAGCCAAACACAAAACTTTTTACCTTCAAACGGGCGCATGATGCGTCCCATCTGTTGGACATGGCTTGAGAAAGACTTGGAGAATGGTCGCGCGCTGACACCTATCATCACATCAGGCACATCAAAACCTCTGGTCAGAATGTCTGTGGCTATCAGTCCATGAATACTGGAATCAGGCTTACTAAACTCCTCGATAGTTTCTTCTTTGAACTCGCCATCTTCTTTGTATGAGATCGCAACAAAGTTATAGCCACGCGCTTTAAATTGAATCTCAAGATCACGACCATGATCTACGCCAGCACAAAACACTACAGTCTTCTTCGGTCCACCAAAGATATCGAATGTCTTTTTCTCCCATTCTGTAACGATATCCCCCGTGATCTGCATACCGCGCTGGGTTACTTCCTCCTCCTTCCATTCGCCAAATGCGTTCTTTGTCGCACCTTCCATGTCAATCTCTTTAGCAATAAAGACTTTGAGCGGGGTTAGCCAGCCATCATCAATCAATTCACCAGTAGATTTAGCGCCAACAACATTGGTGTAGACATTGCCGAGCCCTTTTGTAAAAGGTGTAGCAGTCAGGCCAATGACTTTGAGGCTGGGGTTTTGTTTGACAAACTCAATAACACTCTTGCGCTGCACATGGCATTCATCGATGATCATAAGTTCGATATCAGGAAAAGTATCACGCTTTTCCAAGGTCTGGGCGGAGCATACTTGGATGCGCTCTATGGGTCTGTAGCGCCAATGGTCTGCTTGCATGACGCCGTGGTTGATCCCGTAGCGCGCTAGCCTTGTACTGGTTTGATTCACCAGCACGATGCGATCAAGCACCATGGCAGTCTTTTGATATTTGGCAGAGACTTCCTTCATGATGGCCATAGCCACCTCAGTCTTGCCAAATCCAGTCGGTGCATACAAGAGCTGGCATCTGTGCCCGTCTGCAAATCCTTCTTCTATCTTCGTCACCACTTCTTTTTGGTGAGGTCTAAGTTCTAGCATTGATTTCTCCAACTGGGAAACTGCCCAGCATCAGGTTAATTAAGCGGCTTTCTCTGCTTTCTCAGCGCGGCGTTTCCAGTAACTTACTTGTTTCAGTAAGTCTGAATTCTTTTGTTGGTAGTCATTCCTTGATAAAGTTACGGAGCGTAATTCTCTCTCAAGACTTTCTACTTGTTTGCGTAAGCTGCCAATCGTTTCCTCAATCTCAGCCTTGACATCTTCGTTTGCTGGCAACTGCTTGATGGCAAGCCGGTCTTTAAGATTAGCATTCTCTTGAGACATCTCATGATGCTGCGCGGCTAACTCTTTGAGCTGATCTTCCTTGGGGTCATAAGGTGCTGGAGGCGGTGTAGTTGGGGGTGGTGGGGGCGGTGTAGTTGGCGGAGGAGCAGAGGCCCCAGGTTTAATTACTTGATCTGGCTTCTCTGGCTTTGGTGGTTGAGCAGATTTCTCCAGCTCTATTTCTTTTTTAACCCGAGTAACTGTTACATATGAACATTTGCAAATATCAGCCAACTCCCTTGATGTCTTGGTGCTTAACTCAATATCTTCTAGCGCGCGTCTAATGTTGTGTCGTATTTCTTTTGGGGTTGGCGGCATACCATGATCATTGTTTGCGCCCAAAGAAAACACCCATGCTTTGCGTTTAGATGCGGTAACTAGATCTACATTGATATCTTTAAACCCAGCATTGTTATGGGCGTGATAGCGGTGAAACCCATCGGCCAACCAATAATGTTTGCCATCAAAGAAAACTGTTACAGGCTTTAATTCTTTACCGTCACGCAGCAATTCTGTTAAATGATTAACCCAGTCATTTAGTATCTTTTCGCGCGGCTGGGTGTCTCCATCTAGCCTAATCTTGTCTAGTTCTAATCTCATTTTCTTTCCTTTAGTTTGTTATAAATATCTCTGGCTTTAATCCATCGCTGGATGACTACTCCGCGTTCTTTCCGTTTCTTCGGGTGGTTGTGCTGAGCCCACGATAAAAATGCATTGCGCTCCGCATCCCACTCCGTTTTCCACTTAGCCTCATGAACCCGCAGATTCAATACGGCCGCCATGTAGTCGTTGTATGCCTCATCCAAGGCTGCTTTCTTTGTTTTCACTGTTATCTACCCCTCCTTTAATAATGGGTGATTGTTTTATTGCTTCGTACTTAGCTTCTTCGTAGCCTATTTCATAAGCGTGTGTAGCTAAAGACACGGCCTTCTCATCTATGCCTGTTATTCGTAACAAGGCAATCCATTCTTCTTTTTTCATTGCTAGTCCTTACTTAACATAAATATTGCTACGGCAACGATCACTACGACCACGCCCCCTAAACACATCAGCATTACTGCCCAAGCTATTGTTTCAAGCATTGCTTTTCCCTATAAGTTTTTGTAAAGAAATTGGTGCGCGTTTTGCACCATGGACATAATCGCCGTTGAGTGGTGGGCGAAAGATATGGATATACAGCGATTCAAGGCCATCAAGAGCCTCGAAGTCGCAAGGTATAAATGCAAAGTTGTTAAATTCTTTGTCGTGGTGGGCGGTTATTCTCGCGTACACATTTGTTGACTGGCCAACATAAATAATCTTGTCATCATTGATTAAAAAATATACGCCAGAAGCAGCCGCCCAAGGTGCGGAGCTTTTAATAATGTCTTCCTCTGTTAACAGCGCTTTGTTAGATAGAGACATGGACACTTTGTTTACCAGCTCATGTCTTTCCAAGCTGGCTAATTTATCTTGCAATCGGCGAACCTCGCACAAAAGAACATCACGCAATTCCATTTTTTGCCGTTCTATTTCTTTGCGCTCTTCAGTATTTTTCTTGCGCGTGGCCACTGACTTGGCTGCAATAGCTTTACGCTCTTCTGGAGTTCTTTGTTTCATCCAGTTCATGCGTCTTTGCTTCCTAGTTGTTTGGCTATTTCCTCAAGACGGCGAATGCGCTGGCGGTTGTATTCGACTACGCTAGTTGCGTACTCAAGGGATTTTTCACCTTGCATCTTTGCCAGCTGTGCATCACGCATCTCGATGTCAATGATTTCCAACATCGTTCTCGGGCGCAACATATCTCTAATGAATGCGATTAATGTTTCTCGTTTAGTCATGCTTTCTCCTTGTTTGTTTATATTTTTCCAGTGCTGCTGCACGCGCTTCTCTCCATCTTGCTTGCTCCTTTCGTAATTCAATTTCTTTCTCTGATGTTGTTTTGTATCTGCCAATCAACACTCCAAGTATGTCTACACGATTTGGGTGTCTTAAGGTACGCAAACCCTTGACTTCAATTTGTCTGATGCGTTCGCGTGTTAGATCAAGCGTCTTGCCAACCTCTTCCAATGTGTAGTCGCTATCAAGTCCAATACCAAACCTCATACGCAAAACTTTTATTGCTTTTGGGGTTAATGTTTCAAGCACATCAGCAACAACAGTAACCATTTCTTTCTTGAACAGTTCTTCTTCGGGGTCAACATATTCAAGATATTCAAACGGGGGGCATGGCAACTCTGGCATACTTTCATCGCGTAAATAACCGTTGTAGTAATACGCTTGACGCAACTCATCACTTGCACCCACAAGAGTGCCGTACGGAATGGTTTGCCCTTTGTTTATCTTGCCGTAGGGTCTAGGCACTGTTCTTCTCCTGATCAATCGTGTGCTTTTGTTCCGTGATTTCTTCATCCTTCACCCACAATTTAATGAGCGTAAGGCCGCCTGCTTTGCTATCAATCATTACTGGACGGCCTCTCCATGTAGTTACAGGCTTGTCAAAGTAATTAAGAAACGCATCTTTTAATTCTTCTCTTTTCATGTGTTCTTCTCCTTATCTGTTTATTGCCCATATAAAAAAACCAATCATAAAAAACAAAAAAGCGTTGTTTAAAACATCCACTGTCATGCGTTCTTCTCCTTTAGTTTGGCTTCTATGTCTCTAACCATTTCAAATATAGTTGAGCGCCCAGCCCCCGTCTGAAAATCTTCCCAGTCCCAGTAGCCCTCAACTTCCTCATCCGTCAGCCCAACCCAAGGCTTCTTGTAGTCTTGGATGTCATCGTCATCTTCATCTTCAATCATGGTTTCCTTTCTTGGCAACGGATGCCCCGCTAGTCTGTATGCTTCCTCACGCCAATTCTGTGCGCGTTTCTTGTTGTACTCGCAGTGTGGGCAGTCAGTCATTGTTCTTCTCCAATGGTGGCGTACAAGTGTGAATATGCCCATCGAAAAGGTACTTGCCACAGCGTTGGCAGAAGTTGCGCTCCGCCTCCAACTTAGCCAGTCGGTCACCCATCTCACGTATTAGCGTCCGAGCCAGTGCTAGTTCATCAGACAGCCTTAGATAGTCATCCATTGAGATAGACATGAAAGGAACATGGGGCTTCATGTTTCGGATGTACTCTTGCTTGATGCGAGACTCCATCTCTACGCGAGTAAATTCTTCGTCTTCTGGCGTCATTCATCCCTCGCTTCCATCATGGCGTCTGCCACTAAGTACGCTACTTTTGCCGCACTTAAGTACGTATCACTGCACCATGACAGTTCAGAACCAGTCATGTACGCTTGCATGGCTTTCGCCGCAAAGTAATCACGCAACGTCATGCCGTCTTGGCCTTCGTATTCATCGTTACCCTGAAGTGGAAATGCTTGTGTCATGGTTCGCTCCTTTCAATAGTTTCTCTGTGGCCACATGTGTCGCAGAACCAATACGACCAATGCGGTTGTGTTGCTAACTCTCCGTTACAGACAGGACAAGTAGGTTGCTCGTCGTCGTCTATCTCGTCATCAGAATATACCATATATGCACCTCATGAAAAAGTTAAAAGTCATCTGTGATATCACCAAGTCTGAACCCTCTTACCCGTTGACCCTCCCTCCCAGAGGAGGCGGGCCAAGGCTCTTTATCAGCGAGCATTGCCAAGTTTTTAAGTTGACTATCGGACTGCCAATCCGCCTCCCTTGCACTGTGAGTGCATCCATGGGGTATGTGTAACAAGTTACATCGCTGTTTATTCTTTTCGATTTCTCTACTCAGAGGTGCGGGTCACACCGAGGTTCCGTGTTTTCTTCCGCGCAGCCCATACAGGCTCTTACTAACGTGCGGAGTACGGTTGTAGTAGGTAGTACAGGCGTAAAAAAGCCGCTTACAACTGCGTCCGGTAGGAACTTTATCTAAAAGCACCACTCTGGCTCTTAGATAAAGCGGAACGCATGTGTAAACGGCTTTAACTTCTGTTACTTCCTACGGCAACGGTTTGGATTATACACAAATATTTGAAGTTGGCAACACGTTCACATAAAGCAGTGTATTTAGACTTGCACAACACAAAAAAAGTGCTACGGCGCTAACCCGTATTACGTGCTACCAACACGGCTGGAGACTACTGACTCTCTATGCTATGTGCATAGCGTCAAACACAATCCCCATGCGTGTTAGTCGTTGGGATTCCACCAACGCCCTCTTCGCTTTAACGCCTGCGAGTCCAAGGCGGTTAGTAGCTCACATCAAGCAGTGTTTTTTTTAACTTCATAGAAAGGACCAAACAAACAACGGCGCTAACCCGCTGCACCACCAACGACTTAACTATATCAAAAAAAATCCCCAGCACATGCTAGGGATAAGTACGGCAACTGCGGTTGATCGTACGAGATTATTCTACCCCGTAGTAAGCAATCAGAGCTGCATCAGCAAGTGCTTGGCCAGCGCCCTTTTTGTCTAGCTCCCTCCACTCTGGCCACATCTGGATAGCCCGTGATCTTGAGGCGTCCTTATCCGAGCCGATAAGACCAGCGCGCTTCTTCCATGCTTGGGGTGTAACAAGTTCCACTCTCATCTCAAACGCCCCCAGTACGCCGGCGATTACTCCGCAGGAATGACCAAAGCTAAACATCGATGAAACCCCCTGTCCTGGCATAGCCCCCACCTGTTCCACATAGACTTCTGTAGGGACAAGACTGCTGGAATAAGGCCTGATCATGGCAGCTAGCGCGCTTGCATTTACTCTGCTGGTTGAGCCAATCTTCATCACAGGCATACGATAAGACTCAGCTGGATGGCCGTTGTACAACACAACAATAGCGCCCGATACGCCTGGGTCGATACCTATTTTTCTCATATTTTCCCTTAGTGATTAAAAATACTTGCAAGACATGATAGAACATGGGTACAATGTGTTGCCATTCTACTTCAACGGAGAAAATGTGTGATTATCACCAACAAGTTTAATTTGCCTCAGACCTTCGTGAACATCATGAAGCGTCCTACCTACTCTAAAGGCAGAGCACATCTCTCTGCCACAGAGATCATTAATAGCCCGCGCATTGTGCTCCTACGCAAGAAGTACGAAGACAAGATTGAATCAGATGTAACAGAAATGGTCTGGTCTATCTTTGGAACAGCGATCCACGGCGTCCTCGAGCACGGCAAAGACGAGAACCACCTAGTCGAGGAGCGCATCAGCACAACCTTGGATGGTTGGAACATCTCAGGCGCCATCGACCTACAGATCGTCAACGAAGACGGCTCTATCACCATCAACGACTACAAGACTTGCGCCGCTTGGTCTGTGATGAATGAGAAGATTGACTGGGAATACCAGCTCAACATTTATGCATGGCTGGTTGAGAAGGTTAAGCAGACGCCAGTAACGAAGCTCGAGATCGTGGCCGTAATACGCGATTGGAGCCGCCGTGATGCCGCGGTCAAGCAGAACTACCCAGACGCCCCAATCAAGGTCATACCGATCAATCTATGGCCTTTTGAGCAACGTGAGAAGTTCATCCAAGACAGGATCACAGAACACTCTAACGCCCTGTTTGAATCAGAGACTGGTGAGGAGCTGCCACCCTGTACTCCAGAGCAGATGTGGGAGAAGCCAACCAGTTACGCCGTCAAGAAGATTGGCGGGCTAAAGGCTAGGAACATTTGCCAAACCAAGGAAGAGGCAAGCGCCAAGCTGGCTGAGTACGGCAAAGACTATGAGATGGAAGTACGCCCAGGGGAGAGAACCCGCTGCGCTAACTTCTGTTCTGTTCGCCCGTTTTGCTCACAGTGGGAAGAGTATGTTCAACAACAGCGCACCTGATTGTCAAAAGATATGGAGGTCCCATGGATGGCGGCCTCCGACAGAGTACAGGACGGATTACCTGTTCTTACACAAGTGGGGGACCAAGCTAAATGGAAAACCTAAACGCAAACCTGGCCGTAAAGGGTCACGAAAACATGGAGTAAAAAAATGATTGAATTAGAACTAACCAAAGCCGAAGCTCTCTTGTATATGGAACTGATCAGGCAAAACACCGACGATCTACTTGAGCAAATTTCGCAAGAATTGGATGAACAAATTACTCTTGCAGAAATGAGTGAGACTGCTCAAGAGAACTATCAAATTAACTTGAAGAAAGAAGCCAGCAAAGTACCTGACCTAGAGGCTGAGATTAAGCAACTACAAGCAAAGATAGACTCAATGAATATGTCATCTAAGTTGAACAAGATTAAGTTTCCAAAAATTAATCTAGACCTTGCCCCAAACGGTTACAAGAAAGACGGCACACCTAAAAAGCGTACTGGGCGCCCAGCAAAAGCGCCGTTCTAATGCAAATACGTCCACAGCGACCCGACTACTCTATAAAGTTCACCAACCCCGATGGCGAGATCATTGGGACGTTGGACTTCAATGGATGGGTAATGACGTTTGATGGCGCAGCTGAGGAGAGCGCTATTAGATTTTTTCACTATGTCTCGCAGATGTTTTCCCAGCGTCTGGACGAGGAATATCAACGCGGTCTAACAGAAGGAAAGAAATGACAGTACACAAGAAGCTTATGGCGGCGCGAGTAGCGCTCCAAGGCATTGAGTTAAGGAAGTCGGGACAAAACAAGTTTGCCGGCTACAGTTACTTTGAGCTGGGTGATTTCCTGCCACACATCCAAAAGATATTTAACAACATCGGTTTGTGCGGCGTGGTTTCATACAACACAGAGTATGCAACCCTATGCATCACCGATGTAGAAGACGGCACAGTCATCGTGATTACTAGCCCCATGGCAGAGGCTAACCTCAAAGGCACCCACCCCATTCAGAACCTGGGCGCTGTTGAGACTTACCAAAGAAGGTATCTCTGGATGACCGCCATGGAGATTGTTGAGCACGACATACTGGACGCAAGCGAGCCCATGAGAGAGGCGCCCAAGAAGATTGAGCCAAAGCCTGAGCCAGAACCTGAGCCTGAGAAACCCAAACTTAAGCAAAAGCCTTTACCCATACCGCCACCATTTAAGAACGATATGGTTCAGTGGCAGATCAAAGTTACAGAGAGCACAGAAGATAACTGGATTGACATTGTTATGGACGCGGCCAAGGTTTGCCTTGAGCTAACTAAGTCAGTCGATGATGTTAAGAACATTTATCAGGTCAACCGAACTCTATTTGACAAGCTCAAAAACGAGTACCCAGACCAGCACGATGAGTTGCTGGAATTATTTAAAAAAGAAAAACAGTCTTTTAAGGAGTAAACCATGGACTATCCAAATCGCGGAACCTTGTGGATGAACAAGTACAAGAAAAAAGATATTCAACCAGACATGACTGGAGACATCAAGATCGAGCTTGATCTTATGAAGCAGCTCATGCAGGCTGCAGAGTCTGATCACGTTGTCATTAGGCTTGATGCTTGGGTCAGTAAAGATAAAGACGGCAATCGCAAGGTTGGCTTGAAGATTAATACCTACAAGAAAGAAGAAAGCTCAAGCCCAGTAAAGGATCCATGGGATGACTGATAACACCATCCAGTTTGAATGCGTCAAGATGGGCTTAAAGCAGTCTAAGGATGGCTATGTGCTGACCTTGGCTGTCCACCCAGATGAGCTGCCAGACACCCTAATGCGGGACTTTGTTGGCTCGCGTTACGTTGTTGTAATGGTTCGTTTGGGTGACGATGAACAGCCCATCAATCGTGAGGGTGAGTTCCCAGGGGATCATGCCGTGAAGATGGCTGGCATCCTTTGCCGCGACCCAGAGTTCTGGGATTGGCTACACGCCAAGGAATGGCTCTTGGAAAAGAACGAGAAGGCTTGCTCTGAATGGATTTATTCCTATATTGGTATAGAGTCCCGCAAGGAACTCAAGACCAACGAAGAAGCGCGCGAGTTATTTAACAGACTAAAAGCCAGTTTTGAGGCTTGGAGGAATCAATGAAGAACCTAGTACCTTACAGCGTGTATTTACCAGTTGAGTACTACGACAAAATTAAAGAGCTGGCCAAAGAACGAAAGGCATCCAGCACCGTCAGAGATGCTATCTGCATGATCTTGGATGGTGACGATAGCTTTCGAGCTGGCTATAACAAAGCCATCAAAGACGCCATAAAAGAGATTGACGCTATCAAGGAGATCGAGCATATTGCTATTCGCGGGAAGTACTTGAACGACCTGCTGGCAAGTCAACTCAAACAACTGGGGGCATAAATGATAGAAGAAAATGCAGAAAGACTTTCCGCGGCAATTTGCAATTTGTTTGATGAGTTTGGTGATATAGAAACCGAAGCCGTGCTAATAGGAGTTAGTGCGGTGCTTGCTGTCATTATTCGTGAAATTGGCATGTCCGACGAGAAAGCCATGAAAGCTTTTGCTGAGTCTTTGAAAGAAGCCAGAAGATGCCGTGATGATTTTTCTTTTAGGAAACACTAATGGAACATGAAGAAAACCTACGAGACTTGGCCGCCATGTTTGCTATGGTTGGCCTTATTCAAAAAAACTCAGACCCATTTGAGGTAACGAAAGATGCTTACATTTACGCCGATCACTACATGGATGCAAGGAAACAGCATGAAGAAGGAATCGTTGCCATTCCAAAGCGAAGAAAGACCAGCGATTAAAGTCTACGGAAAGAGATTCTGCGCTACTTGTGGGTACTCTAGAAATCTAGATATTGGCAGAGTAGTAGATAAAAAGACAGATCGCTGGGTCTGCTTTCCATGTATAGAAAACCCACCACCAAAAGATGTATCGGAACAAGAAACTGACTGATGCTGCCCGCCAACTACCCTGCCAACACTGTGGAACAAGTGACGGCACGGTGGTAGCGGCGCACTCCAACCAACTACGAGATGGCAAAGGCCGTGGCTTAAAGGCTCACGACTACCGTATTGCCTCGCTATGCTACAGGTGCCACTCTGACCTAGACCAAGGATCTAAGATGTCTAAACAGGAGAGGGTAGATATGTGGGAAGAGGCCCACCGCAAAACGATAGGCCTCTTCTTTGAGAACAATATTATTGTTGTAGGCGTTTAATCTGATCGTTCAAACCCTGCATGAGTCTGGTCTTCTGCTCATCAATTTTCTTGATGCGTTCTTCAGGAGCATCCTTCTCTTGCAGGAGTTTCTTCTGTTTATTTAGCTGGGTAATTTGGTTCTCAAGATAGTTAGCGCGGTTAATGAAGCGCACCTCTGGATGCTCGGCACGGTACTCGCGGGTATCTTCCTTGTTCTTCATGCGCTGCTTAATCTCATTCTCATGTTGAGCCAGCTCTGTTACGTTTGCATAGAACTTGGCAGAGATAGCGGCAGGCGTTGTTGTCTCGCCGTATAACTTACCTGCGATTGGCACTCTATACGATGGCAACTCAGAAGTTTCACCCTTTGCCGCGGCACCTAAGTACTCGCCAGTCTTCATAACCTCACGGCCTACACCACCAGTGTATTGACCAATCAAGTAGTCAAGCTGGTCAGCAGTTGGGCTGATCTTGCCCTTTGTGTACGATGTCCCAGCAGGCGAAGAAACGTAGTTCAAAAACTCCGCGAGGTTCTTACTAAACCAGCTAGCACCTTCACGGCTACGCATGAAGCCTGGAGTTGGGGAGGTAGCGCGGTCTTCTTTGGAGATAGGTCTGCCAAACGCATCCTTGTTAGATTGGATGGCGGCCAATGGATCAAACGCTGTGGGCGACAGGATTTGTAACAAGCTACCAGAGCCTAATGGGTTGAACGAATCCAACACCAACGACGTTACATCCAGAACTTTATCACCCAAACCCTTGGCACCAGTAATAGCGCCAGCTTGACCCAAGATGTACTCGGTAGTTAAGCGGCCGATACCAGGGAAGATGTTAAAGCCCATAGGCATTGGGATAACAAGGTAGTCACCCCCGCCCATAGGCAAGATTAGGTTCTTGTCTTTGAGGAACTGTGGTGGCTCATCATCGTCAAAGCCCGCCATAGACAGGGCAATAGCCTGTATAACACCCAAGGTAAATCCGCCAGCCATGATCTTGCGACCAGCTGGTCCTTGCAAGGTTTCAGCCAAACGCTTTGTGCCTTGTACGGACGCATTAAAGAACGCATAGAGGGCTTGCAAAGTAGGAGATGCTGCACCCTTGCGGTTAAAGTTAACTGTCAGATTCTTAGCAAGGCTGGCGGCTTTGTCTTCGTTTAGACCTTGGTCTAGGGCAACCTTAAACGCAGACAGACGCACGGCATTTTCCATGGCGTCGTTGTAGTCTGATAGCCAGTTAAACACAGCATCAGCCGTCTTACGAACATTGCTTCTGTCTAGTTTTTCCAGCTCTCGAGCAACGATGCCGGCCTTGTCATTACCTCTACTGAATTGTTCCTTGTAGCCAGTAGTACCGCCTGCTTTTTGGAAGCGCTCAAACAACTCTTGCCATTCACCTTTTGGCTCTTTGCCAGCACGCTGAGCACGCAGGTCAGAATAAATACTTCTTAGGGCTGGGAAGACGCCCTTCAGTACTTCTTTCTCATGTCCAGCAATATCAGTGGTAGTCAGGTTGAGGGCAGCACCTTGGACGTCGCGTGCAAAGTTCCATGCACCGAACACTGGGTTGTACTGGGTATTGACAGACGCCATGAAGCGCGTGACTTCACCAATCGTTCCCATGGCTAGACCCATTTGCTCGGCATCTAGGTTCTTCAGAGACTCCACCATGCGCTTGGCGCGAGGATCACTGCTGTTAAAGATGATGAAGCGATCTTCGCCATTGATACGGATTGGGAATACGTTGTCGCTGTTTCTCAGTAGAGGATTAACAACGTACTTCACCATGCCAGTCTTCTTATCGAAGGAGGCTGTAACAGGTTCTTTAGCAATGTTCTCTGCGTCGTCTGGGTTAAGGCCTAAGTCCTCAAGCTCAGCAGCTAACTTGTCTTTGTTCTTGATTGCATCAGGATTAATTGGCAACCAGAATTTAGTGTTTGGATTCTGAATAGCCAGCCCGTATAGCGCACGGCCAACTCGAGCCTTTTCAGACTTCATGATGGCCTGCTCGCGCTGGAGTGCAATGTTCTCAAATATGTCAACTACGCTCTTCAAAGAACCCGTTGCACGCTTAGAGAATCCACCGCGGCTACCTAAGCCAGCACCAACACCGCCACCTTTAGTAACGTACTCCAACTCATCTCGCTTGAGCGGAACATAAAACGGGAATGCTTTGCGCCATGCTTGGATGGTTTCTTTCTTCTCAATACCGGTCTGCACCAGCATGTCCTGGGTGCCTCGAACGATAGAGTCAATCTGTTTGGCTAGCTTCTCAAACACAGCCTTGCGGTCTGCGGGCAGATCTTCCAAATACTTCTTTGCAGCCTCTGTGGAAATGCCTGAGCCCTTGTTTTGGAGCTTGGGGTTTGGATTGATCTTGTTGATGTGTTCGTTGTACTCTTCGGCGTGGCGGTTGTGCAGGTACTGATCAAGGTCATCAATAGTGACGTTAGCGTCCTTCATGTCCTTGGTGATTGGCAGCAGTTCTTTCTGCAAGAAGTCTTTGATGCCCTTGGCAGTGCGGCCGTGGTACAGCTCTTCCTTGATATAGGCGTTGAACTTGTCAGAGATCTCGCCAACAGCTTTCTTGATGTTTTCAATGACGCGCTTGGTGTCAATCTGCTTATCAACAATCTTGTATTGGAAGTCATCAAGTTTGCTGTCTTGCAGGTTATCCCACTCAGCAGGCGCCATCTCGTCGCCCTTGAAGTTTCGATAGTCTGTGGGTGGTGCGCCTTCTACAGTTCCCTTGGCAAACAAGGGCAGCTGATCTTCTGCCACCAAAGTTGTTGTTGGAGTGAAGTCAACATTGCTTGTCACCGTATCTAAGTACTGGGCAAAGGTTTCGTTAGGCAAGAACTTAGCAGCCTTGGCTTGTGCAAAGAACTTCTTGATGGCAGCGCCTAGCTTGGCAAAGAACTTCTCGACTACGCTAACAGGCTTCTCGCTTGTCGTAGCCCAGCGGGATACTTGGTCTGCATACCACTCACTAAAGCTAAACCAGTATTGCTGGTTGGCCATCTTGTTTGCAGGAATGTTTAACTCTCCCTGCGTAGCGCGGCCTGTGCGCTTGGCGCGCATAGACTCAACCAACTCCTTGGCTGTACCGCCTCGAGCGGTCTTAAACCATGCATTGAACTCTTTGATCAAAGCATTCTTAGTCTCAACGCTGGCGTTTTCGTAGGTTTGCTTTTGATGGATATGGCCAAACTCATGGGCAATAACTTCCAGCATCTTGCCGGCGCTTGTGCTCTTACGAACAATGACGATGTAGTCGTTAGGGCCAACCTTCTTAACTGTTCCAGGCTCATTTAAGAAACCCATGTAGCCAATTGCACGGTGTGGGCCGGTGAACTTATCCTTGTTGGCTAACGCTTCTTCAGCGGTCATGATGTGGATGTTGCCATCCAGCTTAAAGATCTTTGCCCAGTTTTTAGCAACAGCAGAGACTCTGCCGGATATACCAGTGGAACTTGTTACACCTGGCTCGATAGTCAGGAAAGGTTTCTTGGCGTGTTGCTCGGCAGCCTTGGCTTCAAACTCTTGCTTGACCTTAACCAGCTCACGATACTCGGAATCCTTCAGGCCAAATGACTTGGCTGGGAACTGCTCAATGTCATTTCGATACATCGTATCTTTGACGTATGGAACATAGATTGGTTCACCAGTGCTAGCGCCATGCGCGCGAACCAAGCCAAGGTCACCATTGCTATAGACAATATCTCCGTTGTAATGTTTGGCTAAGTCTTCTATGTTTCCAATGGCGCCGGATATCTTGTTAATTTCTTCTGGCGCCCGCTCCATAACTTTAGTGCTTGGGCCGTTGTAATAAACCGGAAAATCAAAGCCAAACTTTTTATACAGGGCAACAAGCTCGTCAAAATTAAGTCCAGCTTGATTTGTTTTCTTGTCTCTCAAAGGCGTTGGCTCGGCGAATAAAACCAAACCGTTTTTATCTGCAATATCTACCAAATCTTTTAATGCCCGGCTGGCTTTTCCTTGGCCGCGAGCTTCAGGATCAACCAAGATAACTTCAATAGTTAAATCCTCATTATTGCCTCTCCCCAGCTGCACGCGATCCTTGTGTTCAAACAATACTTGCTGGGGGCTTAATGCCAAACGCACGCCATCTTTTTCAAATGTGCGATGTTGGTTGCCGCCCTTGTCTGTGTAGGTACGCGGGTCGTTAAGGGCCAATACTTTATAGCCTGTATTAACAAGACCATACGCAGCTGGATAAGTTAAGGTATTGCCGTCAGGCGTATTTACTTCGTAGGACGGCTCTTCAGCCGGCTCTTTAGCTTTTGGTTTTTGTTTGGCAGGCTTCTCTTCTTCCGCAGCAAAGATATCCTTCTGGCCGCGGGCAGCAGCCTCATCAGCAGGGCGGTTGCTACCAGTCAACACAAACTCACCACGCTCAGCGTCAGCCTTAGCTTTAGCCTCTGCCTCCTTCTCTAAGCGTGCGTTCTCTTTTTCTAAGCGGTCTATCTCTGCTTGCTTAGTTTTTAACTCTTCTGTTGTTTGCTGCTTGAGTTCAAGCTCCGCAGGTGCCTTGCTTTCCGCAGGGACTGGAGCCTTTTCTGTGGGGACAGCCTCACCAGTTTTTGCAGTAGTTCTTCTCTCTTCATCTTGTATCTCCTGTTCGCTGAAGCCTAAAGCCTCCATTGCCGCACGCGCAGACATTGTGCTGGCGGGCGTATCCATTAGCTCGTTGATGGCATCATCAAGGGCTTTGAAATCTTCGTTGTTAGTAGCGGCAAGCTCTTGAGACATTTGATCCATGTACTCTTGCTCAGACATGCCATACCACTCAGCATCAGTCTGGCCAGCGCGCTCTTCGTAGTCTTCTCCCTCTTGGGCTGCGCGCTCTGCATACTTGGCGGCCATGTCTTCTTGGGCTTGCTCAGAATAAACTGGCTCAACTTTCTTACCAGAGATGGCTAGCTCAATTAAATTAACCAGATCAGATTCAGTTGCGTCTTGTGGCAGGTACCCGTCTTGAATGGCGTATACGACTAGATCATCAGGCAACATGCCGGACTTTTTAAAGATGGGTCCATAGCCGCTAACTAAAATTTGTTTGCCAGCATTGAACTCAATCATTTGGCTCTTAGGTTTACCCTTCTCATGGTAAAGACCTTTGCTCGCCAAGAAAGTACGGAATGGATTCTTGTTGTATGCCGCTATGCGTAAAGGGCTGGCTTTTTCTAGGGCCGTCTTTGGTTTGGCTTTTTCAACATTTGGTTTCTTTGAAAGTTCTTCTAGTTCTTTATTTGCTACAGCAATGTTTTTCTTATAACTGTTAGTGCTATTTTTTGTGTTCTCTGTAAAAGTTTCAAACTGAGAGTCATTTAAATATCCAATAGAGTGTTGGTACTGAGCTTCATTTAAAGCCACTTCATCATAAGCAATGTTAAGTTCGTTATGTTTAATTGAAGCCTCATAAAGCTTTCTTAAGTTTTCGTCAGTTTTATTTTTTTGATAGTTTGCATGTATTTTGTTGTATTCTTCAACTGCTTTGTCAAATTTTTTGTAAGCCTCTGTAGTGGCTTTATTAAGCTTGGTTCTGGTGGCAGCATTAGTGACTGGAGCAACGGGCGCAACCCCTGGCTCAACGCCTAGAAACTTGTATGTATTTGCAACATCCGCCTTTGATTCTTCTATAGCCTTGGCTAACTTTTCTGGATTGGCAAGCTTTTTGTTATTGCCAACGCGCTCGCTTTCCATAAGAAGACGAGATCCGCCACCAGTAAGTGTGCTGAATTGATCAAACAAAGGACGCACATCTGCTGGAACTTGGTGCTTGACAGCATTAGCAGAGTAACCCTTGGCGTTAATAGCGTCCGTAACTTTTTGGATGGCCTGATTTAGTTCTCCAATAACTTGCTTGACTTCAGGCTGGCCGTATTTCTTAAGCTCATCTAGACGCTTCTTGTCTTCTTTGTAATTAGCAAAGAATGTGTCTAAGGATTTGGTTTCTTTGTAGTCGCCTTTAGGAGCTACTGCTGGCGTAAAGTTTTGATTTGGCTTTACAAATTGCGCGGCTTTTGCTTTGATAAGATCGTATTGCCTCTGCAAATCATCGTACTGCGCTTGTGTAATCTGCCCGTCTGACAGCATACGTGTCGCATTAAACATGGACACATTCGCGCGGCGCAGACGCTCTTGCGGATCAAGTTCTTCTTTAGGAGCCTCTGCAGCCGTTACTTCAGGTGGAACATGTTCCACTTCTGGCGTTTTGGCTGGGGCAATTGGGGCAACCTCTGGGGCAACTGGGGCATTGCCCTCTATCGTGGCAAGCTGATCTTCCAGCTCTCTTAGCATTGCTTCGCGGTCTTGCGCTGGAGCGTTGACGTCTTCAACTGGAACAGTGGCTGGTGTTAATAAGGTTGGTTGGACGGCTGGCGCTTCCTCAACTGGCTTGGCTACAGGAGCCTGGGCTGTTTGTGCAGTTTGTGCAATTTGTTCAGCCACTTGTTTGTCAAGTTCTTCTTGGCGTTTTTGCTGCATCCTGCCGGTTAAATGTCCAGCGCCACCACCGCCAACACCCATGGCAAAGCCAGTAACGGCACCCATACCAGCGGCTTCAGCAACGCCCTGCATGAGTGGTTTATCTGTGGCGTAGTTTGCCCACATTTGTTCTTGAGCTGATTGAGGCATCTCCTCAAACACGCCTTCCGAGATACCAGAACCAATAGCGCGCTTGGCAAAGTCACCAACAGATTTAGATGCACCCTTAGATGCTCCGCCCGCTAACAAAGTGTCAATGTCATCAAATCCAAGTTTGTTGGCCAGCCGACCACCAGCCACACCAAATGCAGCCGTACCAACACCACTACCTAAAGCGGCCAAAGATTGGGCTGCCGTCAGTAGCTTGTCTTTAGTTTCGCCGCGGGTTTGCTCAGCAGCAGAGCCGGCACCCAAGATACCTTCGCCAAGACCACCAGCTACCGCAGCTCCTACGCTAGGCGCCGCTTTTAATATGCCTCGAGCTATGCCAGCTCCGCCAATCATTTGAGGCAAGGACTCACCTACGCCAGTAAGGATGGTGCTGGGGTTTTGTAAAGCAGTCGCAATTGTGGGACCAAACCCTTGGGCTTCTTGTACCTTGCGATTGGCGGCTTGCTGTGCTTCAGATAGATATGTGTCTAGGATTTGCTTAGCTTCGCGTGGACGGAATCCCGCCTCTTCAAGGACTTTACCAACCGCTCCACCAGTTGGTATATCTGCTAAACCAACAAACGACTCAGGCAGGCCAATAGCCCCCTTGAGTAAGGTAATGCCAGCATCTAAAGCAGCATCAGATATAGAACGGCTTGGAGATTCTTGATTACGCTTCTCTAGTGCCGCCCTATATTGATTGGCATCCATGACATTGGGCGCATTTGCAGAAGATGGACTTGGTTGTGATGCTGAGTACGATGCATAAGACCATGCGGTTTTAGGATCTGGCGCGTCAACCTCATAGGTTTTACCCCCAAAATCAACTTCGTATGTAGGCATTTATTGACCTTTAAGTCTGACTTTGCTTGGATCATATCCGGGCGGAGCTTGTGTTGTTGGCGCTGGAGAGCCACCAAAAAGTCTATCCCAAAAACTATTTTTCTTTGGTGCCACAGCTTCTTCAGCTAACTGAGCCGCAGGAGGTGGCGTTAATCCGGCTGCGGAGTAGTACGGAGCAGCCAAGGCTTCTGTTTGACGAATAAGGTTATTAAACTCTGGCGTACCTGGGGTGACGGCACCAGACTTGATGGCACCAGCAATCGCCGCAATTCTTGGATCGCCATTTACGCGAGCCATAACTGTTCCAAGAAGTTTATCCTCAGCAGATGGTTTACCAGCTTCAGCCGCAGAGGCCATGCGGTTGTGATATCTCTCCATGCTGGCGTTTTGTTCACGCATACGCTGGTCATTCAGCAGAGCAACACCAGCGGCGCGTTTATCGTCTTGGAACTTGTTCTTGAGTTCAGCAATCTTGGCATCGTGCTGGGCTTCTTTATCAACATTGCCTTCTGCGTGAGCGCGGGCTTTCTCGGCAATTTCGTATTGCAACTTAGCAGCAGTAAGGTCTTGCTGTTGCTGTAAAGCATCGCGCTGTGCTTGGCGCTCATTAGCCGCAGATGTGGCGGCGTTGTAACTTCTGCCAAATCCACCAAAAGCGGCACCTAGTCCCATGCCTTTTTGGCCGCGGGTGGCTTCACCAGCGTTGATCAATGCATTAGATAGGTCTGCCATGCTTTGACGGCCTTCTCCCTGCATAGCGCGAACGCGTGCTTCTTGCTGGGATTGAGTTAACTTATCGAGCAAACCACGCAAACCCTCTTCAGGTTTAGACACAAGCTCTGGGTTTGTTTTGGCGGCCTCTGCCATTATTTCAGCGCGTGTTTTATATGCAGGCTCTTGGGCATTCATAGCCGCACGCAACATGGTAGTTACATCATTACCTTGAGCAGGCCCAGCAATACCAGTATTAACGGCGGGCGGCCTTACTACAGGAGCAGATGGCGTTGTAGTTTTAACAGTACCAGGTTGTTCGAATTGTCTATAGCCATTGTTGTACCGCTCAATAAATTGTTTCTTTTGTTCTGGCGTGTAATCTGGGTCTTTATTTACTTCATCAGCAAACTGTTTTGGAGTCTTGGCGTTAGGTGGTAATGGCTCTTTTGGTGGCTGTACTGGTGGTTGTGTTGGTAAATTTGTATTTGAGACTGGAGTCATCAAAGAATCTATATTTACCTCTGGAGCAGTGCTAGATTTTTGCTCAGGTATACCAAGCTTTGATGCAATCTCAGCATTAGGATTAACCAAACGCTTTAAGAAATCTCCAACGCTTTCTGTTGCGCCACTGGCTGCATTAGCTATGCCTCTCATGATTTCATCACCAGCAGCATGTTTACCGTGCTGTGTTGGCAGGCGTCTTTCGGTGTCGTACTTGATGCCGCCCGAGGGAAGTTTCTCGCCTTTTTTCTCTTCAGTATCTTTTTCTTCTACAACATCGCCATCAGCAAATGCCACGATACCGCCAGGAGCGTAGTTAAACATATCTCTACGAACTGGAACAGAAGCCAAGCCACCACCGGCCATGCCTTGGACTGGCATACCTTGGGCTGGTTGTTGTTGTTGTGGGGCTGCTGCCATGCGCTGAGGCATCTGTGCCGGCAAACCCATAGGCTGAGGAGGCTGTTGTACAGGAACGCCGGGACCTGCCATACCAGGAAGTTGTTGAGGCTGGCTTAAAGACTGCTCAATCTGTTCTTTGACAGAACCTTGAGGCGCTTGAGGTTGCGGTTGCTCTAGCTGTTTACGGCGGTTTAACTCTCCAAGCGCAACATAAGGAGGCACCTGTGGGTTTTGCCCGTTTGCATACGCCATCACGACCTGTGTTGGCATTCCCTTTAGATGTTCTTGGACCTGTACTAAGTTCATGACTAATCCTTATTTGGGAGGAGTTGTTGTGCCAGTTGTAAGGCCAAGCGCTTTTAACAACTCACTAATATCGTTATAACCAAATGCTTTGGCCGCCGCAACACCGCCACCTAAACCTTGCAAAATAGAACCAATTCCAGACAGTTGGCCGGGCGTATTAGTTACTGATGAAACAGGCAATCCAGAGATCATGTCGCGCTGAAATTGAATCTGCTGGTATGGGTACTGACGTTGCTTTTCAAACTCAGCCAAATCTGCTGCTGTGCCGGCTTGATTGATGCCTTGCTGTACTCCGCCTTGCTGAGCAAGCATGTTGACCAAATCTTTAGACTGGCCTTGCTCAGCATTGAACTGTTGCATAGCCTTGTCGTAGGCATTGGCGTAACCTGTGCCTACAGTCTTATTCATCTCTTGCATCAAGTTACGGTTGTTTTCCGAGTTCATGATGGCTTGACGGCTACCACCAAAAGCACCTGCGCCAGTAAGCTTGGCGTTAGTGTTCATGTTGGTAATGTCGTTTTGACGGCGTAACTCTGCCAGCTGTGGATCAAGCACAGACTGTAGGTATGGGTTCATGTACTGGCTAGCCGCGCCGGGCGTACCAGAGCTTGTAAATGGAGCGCCCGCTCCACCAGAAGTTCCATTAGACAAACCACCCGTACCAATTGGCTGTACACCACCCGGCATACTTGTGTTTGGGGCCTGATATGCGCCCGTAGAACTAAAGCTCTGACCAAGATTGCTTGGTACAGATAGGTTAGCAAGCCCGCCAAAGACATTACTTTGTAACGCTGAAGGACCAGCAGTAAGTGGTCCGCCATACGTTTGATATGGTTGAGCCGCTTGCGCCTGAGCTTGGCCCAAGTAGTTTGTAATGTACGGAGCAGCCCAGTCGGCTAAGCCCTGTGTATTTGTGCCACCCGTGCCTATGTTGGTGGCTAAGCCTGCGGTAGTTGATGGATCAGCGGCCATGTCAGTTCCTTATGCGGGTAAGTATTTAGCGGCCTTTGTATCGGCTGCCACATTTTTTGTTTTACGGCGTGCTTTTTGCACTCGGTCCATCATTTCGTACAAGCGCTTAGCGCCTGCGTCTGTAGAGCCATTACCTAGCTCTGAAACAATACGGGCTGGTACAACAAACTCACCATCAGCAAGGCGGGCTGGTTGTTTGCCTCCGATTGTCGCAGGAATATTGTCAGACACACCATCGCCAGGGCCTCTGAGTAAACGGCCACCATCTGAGTACCCGCCCAATGTAGAGATGCCGCCACCAGCGTAGCCAATCATGCCTCCGTTGGCTTTAGGCGTGTAGGTTGTGGGTGAAAAGTATGTCTGGCCACCAGCCCCAGGACGGGAGGGTGCCGTATAAGGCAGCATTCTTTGGTTGGCTTGCAACTGAGGAATGGAGGCTTGCGTGCCAGAGCTACCACCGCTCTTACCCATTTGAGACATGAGATACATAAGTAGCATCATCATCATAGGGTCCATGCCAGATTTGGTTGTTGGTGTAAGAGTTTTTACTCCGCCGCCAGTTTTTGTATTGTCAATAGTTGTTTTGGTATCAATAACTTTGCCAGTCGTACCGTCTTTAATAATTGTTGTAGTTAATCCATCTTTGCCAACTGATGTAGTGGTAATCTGATCTGTTTTTGGGTTATAGGTTGATGTTCCATTTGTTGTTACTTGCGTTTTGCCAGTGACTTTAGGGTTATTAATCAAACTATCGCCACCCAAAGCAACTTGCGAATTATCAGGAACAAAACCAGATTGAGTTAATGTGCCGCCGGTTCCTTTGATTTGTGTGCCATCTGAACCGTATTGGGCTGGAATATAAGACGTTAAACCTTGGCCGCCATTAAGATAATCCATATTGGCACCTTGCGATGCAATTGACGACATATCTCCAAGACCGGTGCCTGTAGTTTGATCTATGCCTGCTGGAGTTGAATAATCCACCTTTCCGCTGTTTAAATAATTATTAACATTTAAACCAAGTTTATTGTCGCTTGGCATTTGAGTTAAAGATTTAAGATCAACTGCGTTATCTTTACTGGAAGACAAAGATTTAAGAAAGTCTTCAAGGCTTGCGGTATCACTTCCACCGCTAAGGTCAACACCAGATAATGAACGCGTTGCACCACCAGTATCACCACCGACAAGATCACTCAACCCAAGTTGGGCAAGTAAATCTTTATCCATGCCCATGTTAGATGTTGGGCCTAAGTCGGTGCTTATATTACTAAGATCAGCCAAGAGGCTGCTTAAATCAAAATTTCCAGCACTACCGCCCCCAAGGTCAATCCCGTCAAAGTTGCTTAGGTCAAAATTCCCGGCGCTACCACCGCTTAAGTCAATGCCGTCAAATTCATCTGCCATATCTACTCCTTAAGGCCTTGCGGCCATTTTATTTGCGTTCATAGCTTGTTGCAACACCGTATTCATAACTGCATTCTGCACATTAACTGGCTTGCCTGTTAGGCTACTTGTGATTAGGTTAGACCCAATACCGCTTGCATACGGCTGGACGCTTGTTGGTAAACTTTCTAATCCAAGGTTGTTAAACACAGGATTGAGCGTTGAGTTAACGCCAGTATTAATCAAGGAAGTTAAACCAGCTTGGCCAGCATTACCGCCTGTAATAGCAGAATTTGTTATTGCTCCAGCCGCTTTTGGCAATGCGGTGGTTAAGTATTTGTCAATCATTGGGTTACCTGTAATGCCAGCAAACGGAGCAGAACCCATCCCGCCATCCATTCCTGGTACTGGCATTTGACTGCCAACATAACCACCCACTAAATTACCTAGACCCCCGCCAAGCGCGCCCTTTAAAATATCTTGACCTTGAAGACCAGCCATTGTTCCGCCTACTAAACCTGCTCCAGCAGCCCCTGCAAGTCCAGGGCTTAGACCTAGACCGGCGCTCATTAATCCTTCGGAGGCTAGGCCGCTCAAACCACCTGTTGCCGCAGCCAACATAAGCATTCCAAGTGGGTTACTGCCGATGTCTTGAAGCATTCCACCAACAAAACCACTGTTATAACTTCCATGCGTAGCAGGTTTTGCGTTGCCTTGTGCGTCCCAATTACCAGTAATGTAGTGATGACCATCGAGCCAAGTTGCCTGTTTTGGATTGCCGCTGTAGCCTATTAATTTGCCACTGTTGTCATAGTTGGCGAATACTTCTTCACCGTTTACATTAACTGGTTTAGTTTGATAAAAGTTTCCATCCTCATCTTGTTCGATGCCGGGTGTTTTTAATTTTGGAGGTGGTGTATATGTATATTGTCTACCGTCTTCGTCAAGTTCTGTTTTTGGCGCTTGTTTTGTAAACTCTAATTGCTGTGGAATTTCTTTCTTTGCCTTGTCCGTCAAGGACGACATAAGTTGTAGTTGATAGTTTTGAGGCTTACCACCATAGACTTCATTGGCACTATATTGTGTGTTTTTAAGAATGTTTTCAACAGCAGCAATCTGTGGGGCATATTGAGCCGCAGATGCTGGAGTGGCTTTGGCTTTTGTCAAGAAGTCTTGATAGCTAGTTACTAAATCTTTATTGCCACTCTGTGCATCACGCAAAGCAAACGCAGGCATGTTCTGGGAAATCTTATCCAAAGCAGCGCCATAGATACCAGAAGCGCGCGGATCTTTCCTAGCTGCATCAATTTTGTTTTGGACATCCTCAGCCGTATAGCTGTTGTCAGTCATCATCTTTTGCAGGTCTGATTGCAAATTGCGAATAGGATCTAAGTACGCCTTAACATCAGCCACAGTGGTTTTGCCACCCGTTGCTTTAGCCAACTCAGCATCTGTTGCGCCGTACTTTTGTTGCAACGCTAAAAGATTCTGCGTTTTTTGTACATCGTCATACTTCTTAGGATCATTGAGCTGGGAAACAATTGAACCTAAACCTTTATCGTACATGTCAAAGTAAGACTGGGCGGTTGCTTTATCTAACCCACCATATTTAACAAGATCAGCCGCAGTCATGTTGTGATCAAGCGCTTGCTTATGAATAGCTCCAACCTCGTTCATGGTTGTGCCAGGCTCTTGAGCCAGAGTGGTTGTCAAGAAGTCATTAATGTTCTTTTTGTATGTGTCGTAAAGTGGCTGAACTTTATCTTTACCAAGAATCTGTTCTAAGCGCGTTTGGTCATATCCCTTTTGTCGGGCTTGGTCTATTATTTTGTTAGCTTGATCCGCAGCAGAAAGGGTTGTATCTCCAAATACGCTAGTTGCGTAGTCTTTAAGACCCGTGTTTTCTTTTTGAGTATTTTGAAATCCCTGGACGTACTTTGTATATTTGTCTTCTGGGTTGGCGGTCATAAACTGGTTAACAGCATTACCAAAAACACCCCCAAAGTCTTGCGGTTTAACTACTCCCGACGCCAATTGATTTTTCCAGTAATCAAGACTTGCTTGATCAATGTTGCTTAAATCAGTCCCAATTCCAGTACGACCAATACCACCATAAGCATCCGTAACTAATTTGTTATAGATGGCGTTTGGGTCAGCCAGACGTTGTTCGTTTATCCCGTAGGTGCTGTAATGCAGTTTGGCAAAATCATCCGCACTTAACCCGCCAGGGGCTGCTTGGTATGCCGCAGCTACGTCTGGGTTGGCCGCAAAATAAGCATTGCCACTGAACGTGGTTGGTATTTGTTGCGCTTGATAATTGTTAACGTACTGTGTGTACGCGTCGTTTGGGTTTGCTGCCTTATATGAATTGACAGAGTTATTGAATACAGATTGAAAGTTAGTTGGATTTATAGCCCCAGATGCAACTTGTCCAGCCCAATAATCTTTTTCGCCTTGTGTAACAGCACCTAATCCAGTTCCAGTATCGGATCTGCCAATTCCAGCATATGCCTGTGAAATTAAATTGTTAATATCTGGTGGAGGCGTCGTAGCCGTGTTTTGCTGACCAGTTTCGTTAATATCTGCCATGATTAACCTACTTTCCAATTTGTACCGTCAGAATAGACGGGCACCTTAACAGCGCCTCCGCCCACGACAGTAGCACCAAATGTTGGCGCAAGTGCATCCGTTACAAAAGATCTTGTGCCAGCGCCGGATGTTGACGCGCTTGGCAATGTTGCCACCGTGTAGTTAGTTAAATTAGGAATGTCTGACGATGCCGTCAATTGTCCTACCAAGCTATCCAGACGGTTGAAGTACAAGCGCAAGACGTTGTTTAGCTGGTCTTGATACTGCGGGTTGTACTCAGGCGTGGCCAGTGGAAGACTAGGCGCAGCAATTTTGTTGAGTTCAAAATCGGTGGTAACAATATAGGTCATCGTCTGCCGTCCGCTTTAATGTCCATACGTGTAGCACCTAACTGCCACGTAGTACCAATCTTGTTAGAACCTATCTTCAGAATCAACTGACGCCCGCGAACGCGGGTATTAACCTGACCAGTAAAGCCTTCAGTAATCGTATATTGAGCGCCTGTTAACTGAGATACACCAGCTGCAACAGGAGTTCCCGTGCCAGAGCCTGAGTTCTGCATTGGGTAAATGGTCATCGTTACTTGACCTGTTGAACCAGAAGTAGTTCCTGAGAACGTCAAGTCAGGCAGCATACGCCAGATAAAACCAAACTTATCACCATCGTCAATGTCAAACTCAGATGATGAGATGTAGGCGTCGATTGCCCTAATTGTGCTGGTTTCGTTGTCGTCTACACCATACTCTTGGTTCATCAGGTTGTAGTTGTAACCGGCAGACAGTGGGTAATCTCTTAGTCCAGAATCAATCCATGCTGTTCGTGCCATCGTGCCGTAGTACCAGCATTTCTCTTGGTAGTTATACACAACATAACGGTTAATTGATGTGTTTCCAGCAGAACAATAGAACCACCAGACTTCGTTAAAGCCTTCGTTGGTGCTGGAGAAGACCTGTTGGGATTGGCCAAGGTTTATGTCTTGATAGATAAATTTACGCAGATCGCAGTTCAATGTAGCAACGCGGCCATCGTACATATAGAACTTATCCACACCCATCCAGTACACCACGCCAGAAGCCTGAGATACAGCGTTAGGGCTAATGATGGAGATGTTGTCGCCAAGTAACTGAGTTCCCCAAACTGTGGGTGGTCCAAGGTATTGGAGCGAATACACGGCAGAGTCAGACCAAACCACAATCTCTTGACGGGTCTGGATAGATGTAATTAACTGTGATCCATGCGACAAGCGGATACTGCCCGCTTGATTTGTAGCCGATGGAGTCCACTGCGTCACTGACTCCTGATCAGACCAGCGAATAAGCATTGGGTCTTGGATTGAGCTGCCAAGATCGTTACAGCCAAAAGCAAATGTAAAGCGGCTGATGTCAGACACATATACAAAGTTTTGGATGATTGGCACATCTGACGCGCCGTATAGCGATGTCACTGGCACGGCATTTGGCAAAATGTAATGAAGCCCAGACTGAGTACCTGACGTATTGATAGCCACACCGCCCGGGGTAAGCGACAAGTTAAATGATGTGCCTGATACGCCCTTGACGTAATAAATAGTGCCAACAGTCAGCCCAGAAGGTAGAGCCGATGGGTATCCTGTATTGACCAGAATGACTGGAGCATTTTCCATCAGCAATAGAGCTGAGGTAACTACGGCTGGAGTAGCAATAGTGATGGTTGCCGCGGTTGGAGTGACGCCAAAATTAGCATCCCAATAATAGATAGGACTACCGCGAAACCCTAGAACTAGGTTTTGTCCAAAGTTAGTCTGGCTCCATAGACGCAAGGAGGAGCTAGATGTGCCTCCATTACCCCATGTTCCAGTACCCCAGGCTCCAGCACCCCAGCCAGTTAGCGGGATTTCATACTCAAAGCCTACATTGATTTGGTATACGGCACTAACTGTCGTTCCGCCACCAGTAGCACCTGATGAAGCCGCCGTAGCAGATTGGATTGTGTAAGCGTTGGCGCTTGTTACAGTGACTGAATACTCGCCGTTTAAATTAAGCCCGCCTACAGTGGCTGCATTGCTATATGTGACGTAATCCCCAGTAACGCATCCATGTGCTGTATGGGCAACAGTAACTGTCTTGCTTGTGTTAATTGTTGTAAAAGGATTACTTAGAATCGCTGCCGTGCGGATAGGCGTGATGTCGTTATATGCCCCACCGTTCTCAATGTAGAACTTTAGGTTAGTACCTACACCTAAAAGATTTAGGTTGGCTAAAGTAACCCAGTTCCACAAAGACCGGCAAATACCAGCAAAGGTGTTAGAAGAAATCTGTGCCCAGCCACCAATTACTTCAGGCGTGCCTTGACGAAACCGAACCTTGTCGGATTCATACCAGCCCCCTTCATTGGTATACCGCGTGTTCTCGCGGTTAACACCAACTTTGGGTAGAAATTTCTTTAAAGGCATATTACTTATTATGGTACTCGGATTCGGTCAAAACTCCAACCTTGTACTTACCTTCTGGCTTGTAAATTGTTAACTCTTGTTGGCGCATCTCAGGCGCAAAACTTATGTGCATCCACCGTCCATACTCATGGATCATCTGATCAAACTTAATGCCTGATTTTAAAACAAGCTGACATAGTTCGTAAGGAGTGTGAGCAGTAGAAGAGCAATCAATAGCCCACCCGTCCATGTGACTGGATACTTTAGAGCCACCAACAGCCACATTAACATCGGGCAAGCGTAGCCAAGAATTAACACGAAGAGCGCCTGTGACATTGCGTACCTCCTCCAAATGCCCAGCCGCCACTTTCATGTTCGCCAGTTGGCGTTCATCAGGCTGGTTGTCAATGTTCATCCGTATAGCAGTCTCGCTATAAGTTGCTTCATCAAGGGTAAAGTGTTCGCTGAGAGTCATTTCTTACCCACTTTTTCTGTAATCTTTTCCATAGTTCTGCCGCCAAAATAGAACGACATCACCACCATGCCCCAGTTTCCTAGCAACTCTACGTAGTTACCCCTAGTTTCATAATCAAACATCGAGGCAATAGCAAAGCCTGTATACGCAAGTAGGAGGAATATAAGCACCATTGGGCGTATGTTCTTAGACAACCAAGAGTCAGAACCCATGTCGGCCTTGAGCCGCTCGGTTAAATTGTTCTGTTCTATCTTGTAGTATTCAAGTTCCATCTCTGCTAGTTTTTGGGCAGCTTGTGGATCACCCGCAATAGCTTTAGCCACAGCATCAACGGAATCAGAAACACCAAACTTACTAGCCAAAGCGGTAATAGCAGCGCCACCCAAAGGACCAGCGACAGCAGTTGCCAATGTGGGTGCGACACCCTTGAGAAGATTGAGTAACTCATTCATTTAGACTCCTTTAGTTCTCGTTTCAATTTACGCAACTCTTTCATTTCCTGTCTAAGCTGCGCTTTCATGTATAGGGTTTCTACGTATGCCATCGAGGTTACTCCCACAATTACGCATATAGCCACTCCTATCAGTATCCACCAGACAAGTTTTGTAGTTCCCACATGATCCACCCAAAGAATGAAGATATAAATACCACGGCAACTACCCCACTTATTAACTCAATGAACCTAATCTCATCTTGCTCCTTGCGCCATCTTGCCAGCCTAGCCATGCGAATCTGTTCTGCCCTTGCCCATTCCTGTTCACGTTCAATCTGAGCGTGCATTTTCAAGAATCTGGTGTACAAGTCTTTCAACTCTGCTGGCGCGTAGACCATAGCCTCTCGCACCTGCTCCATTAGCTTCTCCAGTTGCAACTCAATCAGCGCACGTTCTATAGCCTTTTTGCTAGTGTTCTGTTCTGGGTTGTACTTGGTCTTTGATTGTTCTTCTAGTTCAAGGTAGTGGGTTGAGATTGACTGCTGCGTGTCAAAGAGCACTCCAAGATTTGCGCCGATCTCACTGACAAGTTTGAACTCAAGCTCTTCATAGGACTGCTGGGCTTTGGCTGCTTTCTTTTGCGCCACAGGCTTGGGGGCATCGGAGGTGGGCTTGGCTGAGAACAGACCAAGAAACCAGTCCCATACGCCCTTGATGGCTTTGACGTCACCAATAGCTTGCTCAACAGTTTTCTTAGCGCCTTCGATCTCCATCCGCCCCTGATGGAGCATGTCGCATCCCGTCCTGATAGCGGAGACTGCGCTTTGCGCCAAGAGGAGGAGGCTGAATGGGTCCACATCGTATTACGCCAAACAAATCTCACGCATTAGCCAACTCTCTTTTGAGAGGTTAATCATCTTGGCCACTTCTTCTGCGTAGTACTGCATACCAAACGTGCCATTGACCCGAACATTGTAATTTTCTGGGGGTACAAATAACTTGTTTGTATCTTCAAACCGACCTTCTTTGATGCGATCTACCCAGACAACAAAGTCAGGGGCAAACGCTTCTCTTGTCTCTGGCGTAGGGCATACAAAGTCAGCAATCACATAAGCACCGTATCTAGATGCTATGTCGCATAACACACCCATACGTCTAGCCTGTTCCAAGCGGTCAGTCACACTGAACCCCAAGTCTTTGTTGATCTCTTTGCGTATCTCGTCAGCATTGAAGTGGACGCACATAAGCTCCCTAGCCAGAGCCGTGGCCAGAGTTGTCTTGCCTGATCCGGGCAACCCCATGATTAGTATCTTCATCTTTGGCTCCTTGCAGGTTTAAACGCCTTTGCCTTGATATGTACTTGGAAACAAGTATTGTTGTATTTATTCATTTCCAATTCTGCAAACTCTTTTGGTTTACCTTGAATGTACTCATTGAACCAAGGCGTCAAGTCATGCCCAACATCCATGACTGCTATGTCTATGCCGATTTGAAGACCTAGTGTGGACTCTTGCCCACCGTTCTCAATCGTTTGGGTATTGCGCTGTTGGTTAAACATATCAATCCCTAGAGGCGTGATCTTCCTCACATGCGTAGCGTCATGGTGAAAATTATCGTGATTGTGGTGAGGCACAGTAATCAGAACCAAAGCCTCATCCTTCAGTACACGATACATCTCTTTCCATACGTGGAAATAAATCTTTGTTGTTTGCCCAAGATGCTCAAGCACATGATTCAAAACAATCTCATCAACTGAGTTGTCCTCAAAGGGCAAGCTATCTTCTACATCAGCTAGCACATCAGGTTTACAGTTTGGATCACTGTCTACATTGACGTAGCCATCTAACTTGTTATAGCCACAACCAAGGTTTAATTTCACAGAGCGTCCAAAGCGTCGTGAGTAGTGCAAGCATCAATTGCGGCTTGTTTAGTCAACATCGCTTGGCGTGCTGTCTCTACAGCATTAGCATCATATGAATCAGGGTTACGGGCTTGTTGGTTCACAACTTGTTGGAACTCAAAGCCAGCGTTGGCTCTCATGCCACCCTTGCGCTCATCAACAGAGATCTCGTATGTATCCCAAATGATTTGCACTGGATCGACATTGAGGTCAAAGCGATGTGCTGTGTAACCTTGACGGCCAGCTTGTATTGACGGGCGAACTTCGACGGCATTACGCCAGCCGTTGTTGCCTACGCCTTCTGAGGGAGCAGTGTCCCAAACTTGTTTAACCTCACCATTGAGGACTTGAACGTAATGTGTCATGTGTGACTCCTTGTGAAAAAATGTTTATGTTCGTGCAATACCAATGGCAGAAACATACTGGCCAGAAACGCTCAACCACGTAGTTAAAGAGCCTACTTGCTTAGGAGAAGAGTAGCTAGTAGTGTTTCCTAGACCAAGCCTTCCATTTGCGTTGTTACCCCAAACCCACAGTGTTCCGTCAGTTTTAAGTGCGTAACAAGATCCATATCCGTGTTGTACGGTTGACCAATTTGTTAATGCACCAATTTGAACAGGGCTAGATATAACGCTACTTGCAGAATTATTTCCAACCACTCCTTCTACGCCGTTATATCCCCATCCCCATAAAGTTCCATTTGCTTTTATTGAGTGTGCTGTTTGTAAACCAGCGCATGTAATATTTATCCAATTTGTTAAAGCGCCAATTTGAACTGGAGATGAATAATTTGTTGTATTTCCTGTGGCAAGATTGCCGTATCCGTTATAGCCCCAACCCCAGAGTGTACCGTCTGTTTTAACTGCAAAAGTCTGACTTCCGCCCGTGGCAACATATGACCAAGTGGTTAAAGCTCCAACTTGTACGGGGGATGAAATGTAGTTACCACTGCTACCAATTCCAATATTACCCCAATAGTTTGGCCCCCATCCCCATAAAGTACCATCTGTTTTTGTGGCCATCGTAGCGTATGAATCGCAAACAACTGTAGACCAATTAGTTAATGACCCAACTTGTACAGGGGAAGAATAACTTATTGCGTTGCCAAGTCCTAATTGGACATAGGTATTATCTCCCCACGCCCATAATGTACCGTCAGTTTTTATGGCAATGGTAAAACTAGTGCCAGCAGAAACTTTTGACCAGTTAGTTAATGCGCCAACTTGCTTTGGGCTAGAGTATTTAGTTCTATTACCAAGACCAAGTTGCCCCATACTATTTCCGCCCCAAGACCACATCGTTCCATCTGTTTTTATAACCATTGAACTTGATCCGCCAACACTATTGCTAACATAGCTCCATGTTGTTAAAGACCCAATTTGTTTGGGTGAGGAATAATCAGTAATATTACCAAGACCAAGTTGTCCAACATTATTAAACCCCCACGCATACAAATGCGGCGCTGGCTGGCTCGGCCAAGTCCCCAACGCCTGTGCATTGGCTACACTGCTAAGACTCCATGAGCCTGAGTATTGAACGCCTGAATATATGATTGGCATATTAGTATTCGAGAGCTATTGTAAAAGTACCATTTGAAGAAATTTTTGACCAAGTGGTTAGTGAACCCACTTGAACAGGCGATGAATATTTTGTTCTATTACCAAGGCCTAATTGTCCAAAACTATTTGCCCCCCATCCCCACAAAGTACCATCTGTTTTAATTGACATAGAGCTAGAAGAATAAGTGCCAATTGAAATAGTAGCCCAATCAGTTGATGCGCCTATTTGTTTTGGTGATGAGTAATAAGTTACGTTTCCTAAACCCAATTGACCATCAATATTTCTACCCCAAGACCATAGTGTGCCGTTGGTCTTTATAGCCAATGTTTGTCCGTATCCTCCAGCAACTTTTAGCCAAGTAGTAAGTGCTCCTATTTGTTTTGGGGAGGAGTAAAGGGTAGTGTTATTAAGTCCTAATTGACCTGCATAACTTCTACCCCAAGACCACATAGTGCCGTCAGTTTTGGTAGCTAGCGTAAAGTTATATGCGCCTGAAACAGTTAACCAATTAGTCAAAGCACCAACTTGTTGTGGGGAAGAGATATTAGTGCTAGTAGGTGTGCCTAACCCTAAACCCCCATTATTTCCAAATCCCCACGACCAAAGAGTACCATCAGTTTTAATGGCTAATACATGGTTATTTCCGCAACTAATTTTAGACCAAGCGGTCAATGATCCGACTTGCTTTGGGGATGAGTAATAAGTTGTATTGCCAAGACCAAGTTGTCCGTAATTATTTAATCCCCAAGACCATAGCGTACCGTCCGTTTTAACTGCAATTGTGTGGGATGCCCCACTAGAAACAGCACTCCAATTTGTTAATGAACCAACTTGCTTTGGAGATGAATAATAATTTATATTGCCAAGACCAAGTTGCCCTACGCTATTTACTCCCCATGTCCATAAAGTACCGTCTGTTTTGATGGAGCTAGTGTAATATTGACCGCTTGCAATTGTTAACCAAGTAGTCAAAGAGCCAACTTGCTTAGGCGAAGAATAGTTGGTTCTATTTCCTAGTCCGAGTTGGCCATTATTGTTATTTCCCCAGCCATATAAATAATACGTATAACCAACAATCGTAGGTGTAGCCAACGGGTTGTAACCCGGCTTATTGATGGCCGCTACGTAGCGATTGCTCACGAAACCATCCTTAGTTCTACTTTGTTCATGTTCAATCTTTCTTTGATCTTGTTGAACGGAGCATCCCACTCACCAAACACTTCTTGACGGAACAGCTTCATGGTGTCGTAGTACGGGCACTTATCACCATCTAAGGCATACAGGTAGTACCCCATCACAGGGATAACCACCCAAGTCTCTACACCCATAGCCGCCGCCAAGTGGCTCACAGACGTACATGAACTGATCACCAGATCACAGGATGCAACAGCGTTTTTAGTCTCGTCCCACGTTCCTAATGGTACTTGTTTTACCCATGTAGGGCAAGCATCTGCACCCTCATCGCGCTGTAAAGATATGAACTCATAGTCCGTGCCTCGCACTGCATCAAACAGCAATTGATAGGGGAAGCGTTTATTGTGGTCGTCCTCGAATTTACTGTTGCCTTGCCAACGCAGACCAATGCGTTTCTTGTAACCTTTGATGACTGATGGCTTGTCAATGTATGCGTCGCCACGTAAGTCTGCCATCTCGTAACCGAGGTAGTACGGAGCCACCATAGCAAAGCACCAGAAGTCGTGGTAGACACCGTATTCCGCCCCGTGTTGGACGACAGCAGATACGCCTTCAATCTTATTGAACAAACCCACCAAAGCGCCTGAACAGCACACTACTACCTTGTTACCCCTCGCAACTAAGTCACGGGCGTAACGCACTTGGTGGATTTGATCGCCAAGGCCGTGATCGCAGTACAACAGGATCGTGCCTTTTGTCTTGCCGTCCCACTCTGGGGCTGGGGTGTCTGGGAACTTCTCACCAATAATTCCACAAAAACGCCCTCTGTTCATTTCTTTGTAGCCTTCGCCAATCTTGCCCTGTTTGAGCAAGTACCAACTGCGGTTGTACGCGGCTCGGTGGTCATTGGGACGCTCGGCATTGAGCTTCTCTGAGAGTCTCCACCCTTCGGTAAAGTCACCCATCTTGCCTGCCGCGACTTGGAGGTCTAAGTCATCTAACTCAGGCATCGTGCGTGCATTGTCATTCCAGAACTCTGGTTGGCAGAATTGGTTGTAGTGGTGCTTCAATAAGTCTTTGGACTTGTCATTGTGCTGTTTAGCCAAGACAGGCTTGACATCGTGCATACCAGCGTAGCCGTGTAGGTTCTCGTCGTCTTCTTTGACTGATGTGCCGTCGATGTTGGAGAAGTCATATGCGTATGGCTCCAAACCCAAGAACGCATGGATACGGTCTAGTTGACCCTTTGGATCAGCAAGAAGCTCGTCATACACAACGAACAGGAAGTTGTCTGGCATGGCTTTGTAGCCCGCTTCCAACGACAGATATGCCGCCTTCAGATGGTCAGCCAATTGTCCTGAGTACATGAATTTATCTAAGTCATCAGGCTTTGCCACGCGCACAAAAGAAGCCATGCAATCAGGCACGGGGCGCACAGTAGCGATTACTTTACACGGACGATTCAGTACTTGGTTCATCGCACCCATGATCTGGGGGATAGGCCATCCACGGGACTTGTCAATGATGACAGGCTTGTCTGTGTCTTCGTAGAAAGCATCAATACAGCCACGCATTGTCTGCGCTAACTTGTGCCGTTCTGGGTCGTTCTCGTTTAGTAGACCAGCGGAATGCCAAGTGTTCGCCAATCCGTCGAGAGCATGGACTAAGCCAGATGTCGTAGAGACATGGGTTGCGGGGTTCTGGTTCAGGATAGCAGCAAGGACGGTTGAGCCTGAACGGGGAATGCCAGAGAGGAAGTGTAGTGTTTTGTTCATGGGTTTAGTTTATATCAGGTAGAGGCAATTGCTATTGTGTTGTTATACCCACAGGCTACTTTTAACCATGAAGTTAATGAACCAACTTGTTTAGGGGAGGAGTACGGAGTCAGGTTATTAAGCCCAAGTTGCCCTTTCTCATTTCTTCCCCATACCCACAACGTACCATCAGTTTTTACTGAAGTTGCAGTATAAAACCCACCAGATACTGATAACCAATTAGTTAACAAACCAACTTGCATTGGTGATGAATAAGAAGTTGTGTTTCCTAATCCTAGTGTTCCGTAATTATTTCCTTTACCCCATGACCATAAAGTTCCACCTTTAATAGCCATAAGCGCTCTTGCAAAACCCGTAACATTTGTCCAAGTAGTTAATGCACCAATTTGTTTTGGAGACGAATAGTATGTTGTGTTTCCAAGACCTAATTGACCTTGAGTGTTATAGCCCCATGACCAAATAGTCCCATCAGTTTTTAATGCAACAACAGATACAGCACTTGATGCCGAAGAAACATTTGCCCAAACAGTTAATGCACCAATTTGTTTTGGAGATGAATAATTAGTTGTATTGCCTAAACCAAGTTGACCTACATTGTTATATCCCCAAGACCATAAAGTACCATCAGTTTTTAGGGCTAAAGTAGAGTAACCATTAGGAAAAACATTTGACCAAGAAGTCAATGAACCAACTTGTTTTGGTGAGGAATAGAGGGTTGTGTTTCCTAAACCTAATTCACCAGTACCATTATTTCCCCATGACCACAAAGTCCCATTAGTTTTAATGGCAAACGTGCTATATCCATTGTTAGATACGATAGACCAATTTGTTAAAGACCCCACCTGTTTGGGGCTAGAGTAATAAACACCAGAAGTTCCAAGCCCTAATTGCCCGTAATAACTATTACCCCACGCCCACAATGACCCATCGGTTTTAACCACAAAAGAACTGTAAACACCAGCCGCAACATTTAACCAAGTAGTTAAAGAACCAACTTGCTTTGGTGAAGAATAATTGGTAATGTTTCCAAGACCAAGACCTCCAGCATAATTATTTCCCCATGTAAACAAATGCGGAGCAGGCGGGCTAGGCCAAGTCCCTGCCGAAATAGCAGAGTTAACCTGTTGCATTGTCCAGATGCCTGAGTATTGGGTTCCGTCGTATGTTATTGGCATAGTGTTTTAGTAAAGAAATCCAGCCATCGATTGACCGTTACTTGAAGTAACTAGCCAAGTATTTAAAGCACCAACTTGTACTGGAGAGTTTACATTTGCATTTGTTCCTTGGCCAAGCACACCATTACCGCCTCGGCCCCAAGTCCATAATGTTCCGTTTGTTTTAACGGCAGAAGAGGTTTGATATCCAGCAGATACTGTAAGCCAGTTAGTAAGTGATCCCACTTGTTTTGGTGATGAATAATAATTTGCATTCCCAAAACCCAAATTTCCATATTGGTTATGTCCCCACGCCCACAAAGTTCCATCTGTTTTTACAGCCAAAACAGATCCGGGATCCATAGCACCACTAGCTAATTTAGACCAATTTGTTAAAACGCCAATTTGCTTTGGGGAAGAATAGCTTGTTCTGTTGCCTAGCCCTAATTGGCCAAAACCGTTATATCCCCACGACCATAAAGTGCCATCATTTTTAATAACCAGACTGCTTCCAGTGTAATTGCTTGCAACAGCAAACAACCAATATGTTAATGAGCCAACTTGTTTTGGGGATGAGTAATTAGTAGTGTTTCCTAAACCTAACTGACCAGAACTATTTTGGCCCCAAGCCCATAGTGTTCCATCGGTTTTGACTGCCAAACTATGCCGGTAACAACCTGAAACTTGCAACCAATTAGTCAATGCTCCTATTTGTATCGGGGAGGAGTAATTGGTTCTATTGCCATTTCCTAATTGGCCGTAATTGTTATAGCCCCAAGCCCACAATGTACCGTCTGTTTTAATAGCTAAAACATGAGCATATCCACCGCCTATAGTTTGCCAGTTAGTTAACGCACCAACTTGTTTAGGACTGGAATAACTAGTTACATTTCCAGTGCCAAGCTGACCAACATTGTTTAAACCCCATGACCAAAGTGTTTTATCAGTTTTAATAGACAAAAAACTATATTGTGTGCAAGCTATTAAAGACCAGTTATACAAAGATCCAACTTGTTTTGGAGATGAATAGTTGGTTCTAGTACCAAGACCAAGCTGTCCATTAGCGTTGTATCCCCATGAATATAAATATGGAAGATACGTAGGCGTACCTTGAGCCAAAGGATTAAACCCCGGCTTAATAATACTTCCCAGATTTTGTTGGCGTAAGCTCATTGGCTACTCCAATTTTATGATATGACTTCGTATGAGATCGTGTAAGTGATTCCGCTTGCAGTACCCGATGTCACTGAGATTGAACTACCTTCCATCAAGTAGACGGCAGTTGTCTTATCCACAGCAATCACTGACGCGCTTGCAGGCACAGCGATAGTGGAGATGATTGGGTAAGCAGTACCACCGCTAGGGGCAGAGCCTTGAGCCACAGCACCGTTTGTGTAAACAGACACAGTAGCGTTGACAGCAGAAGTGCCGTTCACATTGGCGCATACGATCTGGTTGATCTTGTAGACCTGACCGCTAGATGCGGCGTTGGCTAAAAGGACAACAGCAGTTGTACCGCCGGGCGTGTAATACGTGGTTGTGCCGGAAGCTGTGGTAGCGGCTAATAGATTTGGGTTTGCCATGATAGCTCCTTAAATACTGAAAATAAAGTTGATCATTGTCGCCTTGGCTTGAGTTACGCCAGAAGCTGCGGGTGCTTGGAAGGTTGGTAATGCGCCTGCGCCATTACTTGTAAGCACGTAAGTTGCTGTACCGGGTCCTGCTGTTGCTTGGAAGTTACCAGTAGCCGTTGTGCCTGTGTAAACAATACTGTATGCGGTCGTTGTTGCTAGACCTGTACCGCCTTGGTCAACGCCAAGAGTTCCAGTAGATATCAAGTTCTTGCTTGCATCGGTAAAGACTGGCTTACTGGCTGTCAGCGCGGTATTGTTTAAACCGCCAACGGTCAACTTAGTACCGTCAAACGTCATGTTTGCAGAACCAGCAAATGCACCACTGTTGTTGTACTGAACTTGAGTTGTAGAGCCTCCAGCAGAGCCACCGCCCACGCTTACAAAGTTTGTACCGTCCCAAGCAATGATTGCCCGCGTGCCAGCCGTGACCGTAACACCTGAGCCTGTAGCCGCCTTGACGATGATTGACTGGGTGCTACTGGTGTTGTTAATCACCACGTAAGTCTTAGACTGGGCAGGAACTGTAATCGTGCGAGTTGCTGTACCGCCCGCTGTCCATAATAGAACTGCGTATTGAGAGCTGTTTGCCGTCAGGCCTGTACTTGATGCGCTACCAGTCGTAAGAGCTAACGTAATGTCTGCGTCAGCGGAAATAGTCTGTGTTCCGGCTACAGCAACGTCCACGATCTGTGAAATGGCATTGTTGACGGTATCGCCCCACGTACCAGACAAAGTGCCTTGCGTGGGTAGCGTTAAACCAATAAGGGATGTGTTTGCCATTTAAGCTCCTACACTGTAGAAATTGTTGTCCAATTGGGTGTTTCTGTATTACTTATAGCAGACCAGCCCGGTGTTTGTGGATTACTGATATTTTGCCAGTTTGCAGTCTCTGTGTCATCAATAACCTCCCATAAATTTCTACCTGTTTCAGTAGATGTAATGGCTGCCGTTTCAGTGCGGCTTACGTGATATCCAGTTATTGCTGCCAAACTATCTGTAATAGCCGCCGTTTCATTGGCATCTACAGTGTAATACGTGCCAACTGTATCTATGTCCGTAATCGCTGCCGACTCGGTTATAGAAGCTAACCAACTGAAGAAGATGGAGTCCGTGGCCGCCATCGTCTCTGTAATGCTCTTAACAAACGTAGCAGCCGCCGATTCCGTTGTTGATGTTGCAGCCGTCTCGGTCACAGAAACAGGGAAGTTAGCCGTCGCAGACTCTGTTGTGCTGGTGGCTATGCTATCCGATACGGTGGTTGTATACGCTGTTGCAGCCGCATTAGTTTCCGAGATTGCCGCAGTCTCTGTTACAGAACGAGCAAAAGTAGCTGCTACGCTTTCGCTTGTGCTGGTTGCTGCCGTCTCTGTGATTGACTTGGCAAAGGTGGCCGCCACGCTCTCAGTCGTGGATGTGGCCGCTGTTTCCGTCAGGGATACTGGGAAGTTGGCGGTGGCGGATTCCGTAGTACTTGTTGCCGCTGTTTCTGTAACGCTTCCTGCAAATGTTGCTGCTGCGGATTCTGTTGTGGCCGTTGCCGCTGTTTCAGTCACAGATACCGCAAGAACTAACCCGCCAACTTGTGAGTCAGTTAATGCTGAAGTCTCAGTTACTGCGGCTGTAAAAGCCGTTTGTGCTGTTTGTGCATCGGTTAGGGCGGCAGTCTCGGTGACAGAATCAGCATAGGTAGTAATACCACCCCAGCCAAATTCTCCCCAAGTATTGTCACCCCAGCCGTATGCCATATTAAGTCAATGTAGCCGTGTAAGTAACCGCAATTGTGTCGCCGTTAACAACAGACTTAGAACTAGAAAAGTCACCAGCAGAGAACAATGTTCCAGTTGTATTGTCTTTTGTAGCGCTTCCGCCGATGTTGATAAAGCATCCAGCCACAGTTCCAGTGCTGGTCATTGAGAACGACACGGCTGAAGACGTAGCCTTACTTCCAGCAGAAGCCGCGCTAAACGATGGCGTAGGGCGGTTACCCGTATATGTAGGTGCATTAGCCAAACCGACTTCCAGCCAAGTTGCGTGTGATGCTTGAGTGTCAGCCACAACCGCAGTTCCCGTGCCTTTAAGACCCATTACAACCGCTCCACCAGCGGTATTACCCAACGTGGTGTCTAGCGTGAAGTTCTTACCAACGGTAGTGACCAAGTTAATGATTGGCTCTGTCCATTTGACGTTGCCCTCAGAGTCATAGCAAACAGCTGTGTAATAGCCATGAATAGACATCTGGTCTTCTGGCATTACGTTGTATTTAGTTGCCGCTTCGCACAAGTCGTTGGCGGTGATTTTTTCGATAGTCATAAAGGCTCCTTAATTGGACGAACGGATTAAAGCTGCCGTAGCTGTATTAGCCGGCATCGTGATGGTGAAATTAGTTGAAGTCTTGTCGGAACCAAAGTCCAACACAGCAATAGACTTGTTACTCTTAGAGGAGTTATAAATCAAGGCACATCTAGCAGTTACAGATGCACCAAAGACAACATTGGCAAAGTCTACGTAAGCTGTGTAGTTTGATGAGTTAATGGTTGTGCCCGTAAGAGTTACACCGCCAGCAACATACCCAGTCCCTGTGACTTCGTTTGTTGCGCTGTATGCGGTGGTAGTCTCATTAAGGTTGGCGCTAGCTGTATACAAGGCAATCTTTAACGTGTCTGTAGACAGGTCGTGAATGCCTTGGTACAGCTCTTTTTTGAAGCTGGTGGTTTGTGTTTGTACGATGCTCATGACACTTGGACCCGTACCTGACCATCACGGTATGCGTCCATACGCTGTTTACCGTCGCCCAAGTTCTTGAGAAGAGCAATAGCCTGTACGTACCGATCTTGGTACAAGGTATACATGCCGTCAGTAGGATCACTCTTCATGTAAACGCCAGCCTCACACAAAGTACCATACAACAAAGCAGAGTCAAAGTTGTCACCCAGCCATGTCGTGCTGGCAGTAACAATTGATTCCGGGTAGTAGTAGTAATGCAACTCAGCGTTGTAGTTTGCATCTGGCGTCGGGCCGAGAATGAAAGACAACTCATTGACGTTAGTAGACTGCAGTCCAAAGATGGCGTAGTGCTTAGGCTTGCCTGTACCTGCGGAATCAGGATACGCTTCACGAATGAAGTTGACATCCTTGTTTAGCAAATACAGATAATCGCCCGTCCCCGACGCCGGATATATAGCAATACTATATGTAGACAAAAAATCCGCAGGAGTGGCTAAATACTTATTCCCAGACGACAACACACCAGTCACGTTCTTACGTAAATTAGCAATCTGAACAGTGTTATAGATACGCTGTTCCGCCTGCTGGATCAACGTGTTGATCGTGGTGGTGTCAAATGTGTTCTGCGTGTAATCTTGTACAGCAGTCACAAGTTGGGCATAAGTAATTGTCATGTTTTAAGCCATTGGACCGCGAGCCATTACGCCCTTGGTAGCTGCGCCAGTACCGCGAATTTTGATGCCAGATGTCTTAACGTCTTCGCGGGCTGGATCGCCCATGGAAACGCGGCGAGCCGGCATACCGCCAGGAGTTGATTCATCAGCATTCATGTTGTTGGGGTCTGACATATATTTACCAGCATTTTTAATGCTTGTAGCTTTACCAGACATGTTGTGTGGCTTGGCATAAGTTTTGGCATCACCAACTTCTTTGCCCATTACCTTTTTGCTAAATGTAGCCATATTAGCCTCCACGCTTGTATGTAAACGAAGACTTCTTCTGGTTAGCTACTTTAGCCATACCGCGACCCATAGACCTCATGTTGGCATTAGTCTTGCCACCCTTGGCTAGTTTTAAAGATGTGCCCTTGCCGCCTTTATGCTCTTGCATATCGTGCTGTTTAAAAGCTTTTTTGATCATTGCCTTGTCTTGGGCAACGTCCATCTTCATATCTTCTTTCATGTCACTTTTAGCCATATTAAGCTCCTTTTAACTAATCGTTACTGTACCAACAAATGTCGTCGCCACCAAGTAATTTGGCGTTAGAACGGCATCAAAATCACTAGCCCCGCCAACCGGATACCAGCCCCATTGAATGTCGCGCGAACCACCAGTTGGGTTTCCGCCATTTGTTCCGTTTGTCAATTGCAAACCATTCAATCCCGCGCTCACATATGTAGTGTCTGGACGGGGCTGATACACCGCTTGCGGATCAACAACTGGATACATACCCAATTGGAGCTGCGGTTGGTCAGGGTCCCAACAAACACTACAAACTTTGAGCTGATACGTCTTTGTCTTGATGACTTCAGTCTTCAGCTGCTTTAACTTATAACGCTGGCCGCACCTATCACACTCGGCAATCGAGTATTTACCTGATGCATACGGCGTTGCCATTAGACACCGCCTCCACCTATGAAGGCAATGCGAGGTACTAGACGCAACGTAGCTTTCTCATGATCTTCTGCGGCTGCCAATTGGTATTGCTCGTCATACACGCGCTTGAGCATGTCAATACGTCCGGCCAATTCTGGAACTTTCATTGCAATGTAGTAAGCCAATCCTGCCGCTACTGCTGGCAAGAATCTAAAATTCATGTCTGCCGTTTGAATACCAGATCCTGCATCTTGGATACGGCGCATACGGTAATAGACAAACTGATAAGGCTGTGAGCCATCTGGTGTAGGCCACACGGTGATAGCGGGCAGCTGGGGTACGTAAACAGCCGCTGTGGCCGTATGCGAGGCCGCAGTGGTATCTGCTTGGCCACGGAACACTCCGCCCAGCGTAGTGCCATCTATGTACGTGTAGTAAATGATTTCGTTATCTAGCTTAATGAATCCAGAACCGGCTAAATCTGTTACAGAACTCAACACAATCGATGTTGCTGTTGAATTGATGGTTGTAGACAGGGTGGCGTTGGTTGGGTTTGTTTCGCCAGACAAGCGCTGTATCCATACTTGGATTGGGCGGGCCTGGGTTAACTTGTTAGGAATCGTGGCGTATGTAGAAACACTAATGCGTGTGATGCTTAGGTCTGACTGGGTTGACGCCACGTTGGGTTGCGTGCGAATCACATGGTCAAGCAAGTCAATCGTGTCGGTTGGCAGGGCATATGTATTAAGACCTTGCGTCAAGTTAATGGTGCCAGTCTCAATAGTCCACATGTTTAGACCACGGTTAGCCCACTCAATTGTCATGAGGTTTAAAGAGCGTCGGGCTGTACGTAAATCGTAGCCAGAACGCATCTCACGCCCAGCGCGCTCCCACGCCTCTTCAGCGAGCTCTGTGAACTCCATGTTGAATAGGGTAGCGCCGGTGGTGGTCATGTTTTACTTCTTTGCGGTTTTGGCAGATTGGATGAAATCAGCTTTACTAGGGGCGCCTTTAGCACCAACTTTACGCATCTTCTCTCCAGAGCCTTCGGATATACGTTTTCTCTTGGCGTTAATATTGGCATACAAACCAACAGGTCCACCATCGGCGTACTGAGTAAAGTCAGTATCATCACGGCGAGCTTTACGCTTACCGCCAGGCATCTTTGAGGGGGCAATATCCCCCATGCCGCGACTAGCACGCATTAGGTTTTGCCTCCGCCGCACATGATTATCTTTCCACGGGTCTTGCCTTTAACGCAACATCCGTCTGCGCGAGATGAAGCTGTGCCGCCAGATTTCATTTTTACTCCGCCGCCACTCTTCATATAACCCATCTTGTTACGTACTTCCGTAGGCAACTTAGATAGTCCAGGATTGCTTTCTGAATCTACAGTTTTAAGTTCCATGATGACTCCTTAGCAGTATCCGCCGCCAGCCATTTTTACATTCTTACCTTTGGTCTTGCCTTTAGATGCAATACCGTCAGCAGACTTGTGACCAGAAGATAAACCGCCACCAGCCATCTTCTTGACTTTGCCGCCCTTTTTCATCATGCCTGTCATAGCTGTATCAGCCATAGGCGTAGGACGCTTCATGCCTACCTTAGCGGTACTCATGCCAGGTTTCATAACTGGTTTACCCATCTTTGTAGCCATCTCACCACCTCTTTTAAAAGTTTTGCCTTTATCGGCCTTACTGAAATCTTTCCCCACTGATTGAGGAACTCCTACTTTCTTGGCGAACGATGGCGAATGTGCTATCGCTTCCATGAAATTGTGCTGCTTTGCAGATTTACTTGGCATCATTTTCCCGCTTGAATAAGCTGGTCAATTTTTGCTTCAAGGCGATTGAAGCGTTGGTCAATGTGGTCAGTAATTCTTTGC